GATACAAGGGAGCATCCTCGGCAACCGGAGACTATGGAGCATCCTCGGCAACCGGATACTGTGGAGCATCCTCGGCAACCGGATACAAGGGAGCATCCTCGGCAACCGGAGACTATGGAGCATCCTCGGCAACCGGCACCTGTGGAGCATCATCGGCAACCGGATACTGTGGAGCATCCTCGGCAGAAGACAAGGATGCATTAGCTGTTGCTTGGGGCTACAAATCAAAAGCAAAGGGCGTTATTGGCTCGTTTCTTGTTTTTGCAGACTGGGAATACACTGGCTCAAAAGATAATCCGGAATATGACAGAAATAACCAGAGTGCGTGGGTTCTTAACGGCGCAAAGATGGTGCAGGTTGATGGGGAGATTATCAAGCCGGATACTTGGTATACGATTGAAAATGGAGAGATTGCGGAGGTATCAGAATGAATTACATAAAAGCAAAATATCCAAACCAGAGCCGGTCATATATATTTGCTACATCAGACGATGTAAAAGCCGGTGACACGGTTGTAAATGCCAAAGGCGCAAAGCTGAAAGTTACGGATGAATCGGTGGATATGGCATGGGTAGAGACCTACGGTGCTGATAAGGTGGAAGTTGTGAAGAAATATGAAGAACAGGAAAGCGGTGGTGACGATGAGAGTTAATCCATGTAGATATTGTGCATTGTCTATAAACCTTAACGGAAAGCATTGTTCAAGGTATTCTTCCGAAGAGTGCGCAAAATGTGAGAACATTCAAAAACACAGGGAATACCTTTTAAGTCAGCGAAAATTCGCAGAGGGTGAGCAGATTACAAGCATTGAGGAACTTTTGAAACAGGAATGGGTAATGTGGTATCACAGTACAAAGCACATAGAGGTTTTCAAGAATATGCAACTCAATCTTGTTTTGAAATTTCTTAAAAATGGAGCATTTAAAAAAGCAATAAGGAAAGAAAGCGAGGAAAAATAATTATGGCAGAGAACACAGCAGTAGCAAAGACAGAGGAAAAGGCAGAGGTTGCACACAGCAACAACAAGGTTACAGACTATAGCCTTGGAATTTTTGGAACATCAGATAATTTCATTATGGCTATGCAGATGGCAAAGGCGTTGGCGAGTTCAACTATCGTTCCGGCAACATTCCAGAAGAACGATGCAAACTGTCTGATTGCTATTGAGCAGGCGCAGAGACTGCGAGTAAGCCCACTGATGGTTATGCAGAATCTGTATGTGATCCAGGGTAGACCGTCTTGGAGCTCAAAGTTTCTGATTGCGGCAATCAATAATTCCGGCAAATTCGATATGGAATTACAGTTCGAGGAAACCAAAGATAAGGATGGCAAGCCTTATTCGTGTCTTGCTTGGACTACGAAAAATGGTCGTAGAGTTGAGGGTATGACCGTGGACATGGAAATGGCTAAAGCCGAGGGATGGCTTGGTAAGAACGGTAGTAAGTGGAAAACCATGCCACAGTTAATGCTTCGTTACAGAGCGGCATCTTTCTTCTCCAGTCTGAATTGCCCGGAATTGACGATGGGGCTTTATACAAAAGAAGAAATGCAGGACAACGATTTCAAGGAATATCCGATGGAAGATTTACAGGAACAGGTTAAGCATGAAATATCTGAAAACGCAAACACAGAGGATTTTCCTGTTGATCTGGAAGTTGCCGAAACTGTGGAAGAGCCCAAGATGGCAGATAAACCGGAAAAGGTAGAGACGGAAGTTGTTGATAATGACAATGATTTGCCGGACTTCATGAAGTAGGAGGATATATGAGAATTATTTCGCAGGACGGCACGATTGATATGCCGTATGAACAGGTAATTATTATGAGACACGATAAAAGCATTTACTTAATGGAACATCTTACTGAGGACGTTGAAATTGCTAAATATTCCACGGAAGAAAAGGCAGACGAAGCCATGGAAGAATTAAGAGTTGCTTATATGCGCCATAATCTTGTAAAGATGGGGCAGACACCGCCAGATGGAATTGACAAAAAAATTACTATGGGTTTGAGTGGAGTATTTCACTTTCCGGCAAAGGAAGAATTGGAGTGGCATATGGAAGTTATATCATTTTTAGAAGCCGTGCAGAAAGGAATGGAAGATAACATTTACAACTTTTGCAAAGATGGAAAATGTAGCCAATGCGGTAACTGCTGTTCCAACCTTTTACCAATGAGCAGAAAAGAAGTAGATACCATTCGCAGATATATTCGTAAGAACCATATCAAAGAGTGCAAACATCTTCTTCCCACTGCGAATAGAACGTATGATATGACATGCCCTTTTCTTGATACGGATAAGAGTTGCGAGAAATGCAGAATCTATCCGGTTCGACCGGAAATTTGCAAGCAATTTATCTGTGACAATGAGCAGAGAGCAAAGCACAATAGGGCATTGTTGGGACAGACGAGACAGATTATTGATGTGAGGAGTGAGTTCTTTAATGAGACTTAAAGTTTTAGGTTCTGGTTCATCCGGCAACTGCTACATTCTGGAGAATGAAAACGAAGCCTTGATAATCGAAGCTGGGTTGCCATTCATGGAAGTCAAGAAAGCACTGGATTTCAATGTGATGAAAATTAAGGCTGTGATTACTACCCATTTCCATACTGACCATAGTCTTTATAGCTTACAATATGTGCAAGCTGGCATTCCTGTTTTTGAACCATGCAGACAGCCGATAAAAGATTCTGAAATGCGTTTTAGAAAAGGAAATTTTGACATAAGAGCATTTGAAAACCGTGATAAATCTGGAAGATGGCTACATAACAACGGAGACGGTTCAGAGTGTCCGTGCGTTGGGTTTTACATTACGCATCCAGAGATGGGAAGCCTTGTGTATGCAACAGACACAGAATACATCAGATGGCGATTTAATGGTGTTAATCACATCATGGTGGAAGCCAACTACGATATGCAGTTTGTGAACCGAGAAGAACCAAATTACGAGCACAGATTAAGAGGTCATATGAGTTTACTAACGGCACTTGACTTTATTTCTACTAACGATAATCCGGCATTGCGAAATGTCGTTCTAATTCACTTATCAGATAAAAGCGGAGATCCCGCACTATTCAAACAAAAGACAGAAGAAACAGTTAAATATGGATCAGATGTTTACGTGGCGGAACGTGGATTAGAGGTTGATATGAACCTTTACCCGTTTTAAGGAAGCGAGGAATAAGTGAATGAATAAAGTGATTTTAATGGGAAGATGCACCAAAGACCCGGAAGTAAGATGGTCGCAGGGCGAGAAGTCAACAGCTATCGGTAGAATTACTCTGGCGGTTGACCGAAAATTTAAGCAGGATGGACAGCCAACGGCAGATTATATCAATTGTCTTGCGTTTGGTAAAAGAGCAGAGTTTCTTGAAAAATATTGCAAAAAGGGAACAAAGCTTGTAATTGAAGGAAGCTGGCAGACCGGAAGTTACACCAACAAAGACGGTAATAAGGTGTACACCAATGAGTGTTTGATCGAAAGCTGTGAATTTGCAGAGAGCAAACAGGCTTCGCAGGACAACGGAAGTTACAAACCGCAGCCTATGACAGATTCGGATGGTTTTATGACTATTCCAGATGGAATTGAGGAAGAGTTGCCTTTTACATAAAAACTGATCTGGATAAGCTAATACAGTAAGAAGGGAGATATGTATGTTATTGATCGAGGACAAAGGTCAGAAAGAGGGTCAGCACATACTTAAGAATCGCTATTTTGATCGTAATGACATAGAGGTGCTACGAGCACCTCTTCCAGTTGGAGATTATGTTATCGCGGAAGAAACCGTTCTTGACGTTATAAGACGAAAGTCAGCAAGAAAGATGGAAGTTAAGAAGATGGACTTTATTGGAAGCTACAAGGTTGCTGTAGATACTAAGAAGGACATGCAGGAGATTACGGGAAACGTCTGCGGAAAACAGCATCCAAGGTTCCGGGACGAGTGTATTTTGGCGCAGAACAACAATATAGCACTGTATGTTTTGGTTGAGAACATGGATGGAATAAAAACTATTGAAGACGTTTTTCATTGGCACAATCCAAGGCTTGAGAGATACAACAAGATAAAGTACATGCACGGTATTGGAAAGTGGTTGAATGTACCGCTTCCAAAGGCACCGCCAACAAGCGGGGAAGTCCTTGGAAAAGCAATGCTTACAATGCAGCTTAAGTACGGAGTGGAATTTGTTTTTTGCAGACCGGAAGATGCAGGATCGCGTGTCATTGAGCTTTTGGAAGTAGAAAAGTGATAATTTTTTGGAACTTGAAGGAGATATTATGGCAAGTAAGCGGATGTTTCGTATAGATTTAGTGACGTCAGATGCTTTTCTTGACATGCCGCTCACAGCGCAGGGGTTGTTTTTTCATTTATGCATACGGGCAGATGACGACGGTTTTGTTGACTGCGCTAATAAAACAGTAAGAGAGTGCCAGGCTTCAAAGGAAGACTTGCAAATTCTCATTGACAAACATTATGTTCTTACTTTTCCAGGATCTAATGTTATTGTCATAAAACATTGGAAATTACATAACTGCATTCAAAAAGACCGTTATAAGCCAACCAATTATGCAGAAGAAAAATCAATGCTTTATACGAAAAGAAATGGCGCATACACCTTTGATGCTTCAAAAAATTTTTCCGGAGTGAATGCAATAAGGAGCGCAGGAAGCTCGCCGGGGAAAGAAGTGGAAGCGTGCATACCGCCATTGGCGGAAGTGGCTGATTATTGCCGTAAGAGGAAGAATGGTGTGAGCGCGGAATCATTTATTGATTACTACAAATCAATAGGTTGGAAACGTAATGGAGAAATAATAACCGACTGGAAAGCCGCATTAAGGAGTTGGGAGAAGCAGGAAAAAGAGAGTAACCCAAGATCAAAAAACAAATTTAATAACTTTCATCAGAGATCTTATGACTATGATGAATTAGAAAAAACTTTGGTGGAGACAAATGTTAGGGAAGGGCGTGATAAGAAATGATGGAAATGGGCGAATACGAAATTTGCAACAGGTACCGACATGCAAAGCATAAAGGTGAACAGTTGGAGATTCTTGCGGAACTAAACGACGTCACAAGGCACAAAATTATTGGAATTTTATTGGAAAACGGAGAAAATGTAAAACTTCCAATAAGAACAAGGGGAAGAAAACGCAATACGGATTTTACAGAAAAAGAATACCAGAAAGCATTACTTAATAGGCTCGATGAATTGGATGGTCAAATTTCTGATCGTGAAAATGAATTCAAAGATATATGCACAGTTCTTTTTGGAACTCGATTCGATTGAGATGAAAAGAAAGGAGAACTGATTCATGAGAAATAAAGATGAAGAACTTAGGCGAGAGGGAATGGCATATGCTCTGCGAATTGCAAAGGAGAATGGAATTGACTCTCTGGAAGAAGAGTGCCGCTTTCGCGGCGCAACAAAATTACCACTTGCGCTACCCAAGAATGCAATAGATGAATGCGTCAGCAAGATTAAATTAAATACCATAGACACGGTAACGATTTTGTCTGCAATGGTTTTGCACGATGAGTTTGACTTTGGTAAAAGCCACATACAGAGATTTGTTGATCGCTTCAATAAAAAGGCAGAATGCATCATGGATGATTATGCTACATGGGAAGATCAGATACAGATCTTGAAAGAAGAGTGTGGGTTGGATTTTAAAATTCGCAGAAATGACACTGATGTGAAAGTGAGATAAAGGTATGAAAGAAAAAACGCGCAACGATATAGGCGACGCGCTTAAGAGATTCAGAGAGGTGCCGTATCAGCTACGGTGCGGAAAGGAGCAGGGAAATGATTGAATGCATGAGAACAGTAGCGAGAAAGCCGGGGTTTGTGCAGTGGATTCCGGTAAGTGAGAGACTTCCGAAGAGCGGAGAATACATATTGCTGTCATTTGAAAACTTCTCTTTGCCTGTAGTTGGCAGATATGAGGGAAATAAAGATGAGGGTGGCAACTTCTATGTAGGGGATGACACGGAAACGTGCCTTGAGGAAGAGTTGATAGTGAATGCGTGGATGCCATTGCCGGAACCGTATAGAGAGTGAGGGAAAATAATGGAGAGTAGATATTTATATCGCGGCAAGCGGATTGATAATGGGGAATGGGTGGAAGGATATCTGTCATACCCATTTTGCACGGAAAAGGGCAACGAAAGTTATTATTTCTACGCAAAGGATAGTTTGGATTTCTTCTGTCGTTGTGTTGTAGATGCATCTACCATCTGCCAGTGCACCGGACTTAAGGATAAGAACGGCAAGCTGATTTTGGAGAATGATATTCTTTCAGGGCATATCGACGTTGAGTTTCCAGAAGATGAGACGAGAAAGCGTGTCGTGTGGCATGAAAACGGATGGTGCACGAATGAGCCGGGCTGTGATGACTATGAGGAACTGGATGATTTTGATTCAGAGAATTTTGAAGTGATCGGCAACATGATTGATAACCCGGAACTGTTGGAGGTGTAACAATGGATGAGAACAAGGCAATAAAAATAATCAGGCAGGAAATGGAATGGGAAAGTAAAAGCAGTACACTTAGAGCTTTTGAGAAAGCAATCGAGGCACTGGAAGAGATACAGCAGTACCGTGCAATCGGTACTGCTGAAGAATTGCAGGATATGAAAAGCAATTATTTTGAAGCATTAAGTGATTGGCGCCAATATCGCAAGATTGGGACTTTGGAAGAATGCCGGGCGGCAGTGGAGAAGCAGACAGCGAAGAAAGTGAAATCAATATCCCAGGTAAAAGACGGAGACAGCTATGCCGGTCTTATAGGGAGATGTCCTTGCTGTGGAGACATATTGGAAGAGGATACCGTATATTGTGATTGCGGTCAGAGATTAGATTGGGGGGATGAAGAATGAACGAAAAATTGAAGCCATGTCCGTTCTGCGGCGGAAACGCAATGTTCTTAACCATTACAAATAAGTCATCACATTCGGCTGTTGTGGTAATGTTCAAAATCAAATGTATGAAATGCGGAACAGAACTTCCAAAAAGCTATGAATGTGAGATTTACATGGATCAGAACGGAGGCATCAGAACAGGGAAAGACGAGCGAACGAAAGCAACTACAGATTGGAACAGGAGGGCGAACGATGAGATTGATTGATGCTGACAACTTGGTTTTTAACGGTAGACAGTATAACAGCAGCCAAATGAAAGCAATTCTTGATTTTGTGGATGTACAGCCGACCGCCTATGACCCGGACAAGGTTGTGGAGCAGTTGGAAGAACTTAGAAAAGAATGTGAAGACCCATTGCAGGAGTATGATCCAAATTATTTTATCGATAAGGCAATCGAGATTGTGAAAGGTGGCGGTGTAGAGTGACAAGCATAGAATTATGTAGAATGTGTACCGAGTATTCTGCGGACACAAGATGTGAGCATAAAAAGGATTGCAAATTGCAGGAGATTTTGACAGAAAATAAAGCGTTAAGGGCGGAAAATAAAGAACTTCGAACAAAAGCGTTTAGAAATTCATGGGAGAAATCCCCTGACATGATGGGAAGATGAGGTGGTGTAGATGCCAATTAAACCGATTTTATTCAACAAACAAATTAGTACCGAAATGGTGAGGGCAATTCTGGACGGAAGGAAGACTTGCACAAGGCGAATTTGCAAAGATGCCAATGAGTGTACTGTGCCGGATATGGAATTTTACAATGCCGACAAGAGAACTTATGCAGTACATAACTTTGCAGATAAGGAGCAGATGGAACAGTTAAGTACGGCGGAGAGAACCTGTCCTATCTGTCCGGGCGATATCCTGTATGTTCGTGAAACATGGAAAAAGGCGCCGAACGGATACTATTACTACGAAGATTGGCAAAGAAATGATATTGCAGATATTACAAAATGGAAACCATCCATTTACATGCCAAAAGAAGCCGCACGCATCTGGCTTAAGGTTATGAATGTGAGAGTGGAGCGGTTGCAGGAGATAACCGATGAGCAAGCAAAACGTGAAGGCATACAGTATGATGAATGTCCAACAGGATTTGCCTGGAAGCAAGAAACAGATATGCATAATTGCTACACAACTCCAATAGGAGCTATGCAAGCATTATGGAATTCCACCATTAAGAAATCCGACCTTGACCGCTACGGATGGGATGCCTCACCGTGGGTGTGGGTAATCGAATTTGAGCTGTGTGAAAAACCGGAAGGAGTGTGAGGTATGCCTAAAGCAGTATTGGTTATGGATATGCCGGAAGATTGCACCATGTGTAAGTTTTGGAACTCAAAAGATGACGAGTGTTATGCAACTGGCGTTGAAGAGCTTTCATTAAATAGTGAAGAAGCAAAGCCGGATTGGTGTCCGCTCCGGGCACTGCCGGAGAAGATGAAAGTGTGCGGAAAATATCCACAGCCGGACAGGATTGCACCATCGTATAAAGTTGGTTGGAATGCCTGCTTAGATGAGATTTTAAAGTAAATTGAAAGGAGTGAGAGGTTTTCCGTTAGATTGGATGATTTAAAAGCAATAAAACGATGAATTTGTTGCATAAAACACAACATAATTAAATTTAAAGTGCACTATTGTAGATGTGTGCACGGAATATAAGAAAGGAGCCGGGACCTATCCGGATAAAAGGCGCGCCGGGTTCCTTTTGAAGAAAATGATACATGGAGAATTGATAGTTGACAATTTTTCCGGTGGGGGCGGCGCTTCCACTGGTATAGAAATGGCAACCGGATACAGTGTTGATATTGCAATCAATCATGATCCAGAAGCAATTAAGATGCATAAGGCTAATCATCCGAACACCAAGCATTACTGTGAAAACGTCTGGGCAGTTGATCCAGTAAAGGCATGCAATGGGCATCCGGTTGGACTTGCCTGGTTCTCACCGGACTGTAAGCATTTCAGTAAAGCAAAAGGTGGAAAGCCAAAGGATAAAAATATCAGAGGTCTTGCATGGGTAGCTTGCAGGTGGGCGGGACTTGTCCGACCGAGAGTCATCATGCTTGAAAATGTGGAAGAGTTCAAAACATGGGGACCATTGAACAGAGGGCACCATCCGATCAAGGCAAAGCAGGGAAAAACCTTTGAAAAATTCGTTCAGCAGCTCACAGATTTAGGCTATGAGGTAGAGTTCCGGGAGTTGGTTGCGGCTGATTATGGAGCACCGACCATGCGAAAACGATTCTTCATGATCGCGCGGTGTGATGGAAAGCCGATAGTCTGGCCAGAGCCGACACACGCACCGGCAGACAGTGACGAGGTCAAGGCTGGGCTGCTGAAACCGTATGTGGGAGCATACACGCAGCTTGACTTTTCTCTTCCATGTCCGTCCATTTTTGATACGTCCGAGGAAATCAAAGAGAAATACGGGATCCGGGCAGTACGTCCGCTGGCACCGAAGACGATGGAGAGAATAGCACGAGGACTGAAAAAGTTTGTGCTGGACAACCCGGAACCGTTTATTGTTCCTATTGGGTACGGGGAGAGGAAAGGACAGGCGCCTAGAGTTCACGACATCGAAAAGCCATTGCCGACTATTGTGGGGAGCGGAAAGCATTATCTGTGTGAGCCGACTCTTGCACCTTATATGGGGACAAATACAACAAATCATCCGGGTGGAAACTGCAAAGATCCGATACATACGATCACCACAGGTAATCAACATTGTCTTATCAGCCCTACGCTTATCCAATACCATTCTGAAACGGCGCAGGGAGAAGTTCGGGGACAGACGATTGAAGACCCTATAATGACGGTGGACGGATCGAACAGATATGGACTGGTCACATCATTCATCCAAAAGTATTATGGCGGAAATTATCAGGGAAACGGCTCTGACATTAAAGAGCCATTGCACACCATTACGACACTTGAAAGAAACGCTATGTGTGCAGTAAACCTTATTCAGATGAATAATCATTGTGATGGAAGGGATGTAAAAGAGCCAATTCCGACAATCACAGCAGGAGACGGTCATTTCGGAGAGGTGAGAGCTTTTTTAATCAAATATTATGGACAGGGAACTGGACAGGATATAAAGGCACCGTTGGACACCGTGACGGCGCAGGACAGATTCGGACTGGTAACCATCAATGGCGTAGATTATCAGATAGTGGACATCGGACTGCGGATGTTGGAGCCACGGGAGTTGTATGGATGCCAGGGTTTTCCAGAGGATTACATAATCGACCATGATTATACCGGCAAGACGTATCCGCGGAGCGAACAGGTGCGCCGCTGCGGTAATGCTGTGTGTCCACCGATACCGGCAGCATTAGTCAGGGCAAATCTTCCGGAATTGTGCGTAGCGGAACGTATGCCGAACATGAGGATTAAACCAGAGCAAACCGGGCAGCTCCGGTTTGCATGAGAAGTTATAGCTCCGCCAGCAGTAATGCGGCGGGGCGGAAAGAGAGGATAAATAGATGGAGAAATTTTTTACAATTAACAAAGACAGTGATTTTTATAAAGAATATGTACAGTATCAGAAAGATGTAAAAGCGAATGCGCAGGCATTTAAGAAATTTTCGGAGGAACACGGGATTGAGTCGACGCAATATATTCCAGACGATAGAGCGGTAATAATTATTCCAACTGAAAATGATTTGCAGAAATTTCAGGGTATGTTTACAAAAAATAAATTGTATTACGAAAACGGTGTTAGACGTTTCAGAGCAAACTGTCAAATTACCAAGGATTGGCTTGAGATTGCAAAGACGGTACCAAAGCCGAAAAAACCGGATTACTTCTGCTACGGAATGAGATTTTGTGGGAAATATAGCACAAGGTGCTTTATGATCGGTGATGTTTTATATGGTTCGGCGGAGAATGTAGAAGTAAAGCTACTCGATTTTATGACAGAAATTAAAGCGAGCGAGTTTTATAAGGCAATCGAGGAAGAAGAGAGCAGAGAAAAGGAGCAGTTATGAAAAAGAAAATTTTAGCAGCAATTTTAACAGCAACACTCTTGATCGCCGGATGCAGTGACATGGCGAACGTCAGCGCAGGGCAGGATAATACGATGGTATTGGTAGAAGGTTGGCGGGATTACGGTATCTATGCGGACAAAGACACAGGCGTCATGTATCTGGTGTATCAGCGGAATGGTACCGGATGTACCGTTATGCTCAATGCAGACGGGACACCGAAGATCTGGCAGGGAGAAGAATAAAATATTGGAGGATATTGGCTTATGAAGTTTTCAAAACTTACTAAGCCAGAGCTTGAAGTAATTATTGAAAACGCCAATTTTACGGAGCAGGAAGAGGAAATATTTTCTCTTCTTGCCCGTGGATTTATACCAAAAGAAATATCAATGAAAATTTGTATTCCGCTAAGAACAGTAGAAAGGCGTATCTTTGATATAAAGCAAAAAGTCAAGAGATTGGAAGGTGATTTAAACGGAAAATCTTTCTAAAAGTGAATTGTTGAATTTTGCTATTGAAAATGGTATTATCGACATAGACACCATTCAGAAAAAAATTGAGATGAACGAAAGGAAGAAATTTATTGAAAAACACAACTACAGCATTTGGGAAGGAAAAGACGGTAAGTTTTACACATATTTGCCCGATGAAGAAAGTCAGAGAGGGAAAAAACTTGTAAAAAGAACATCTGAAAAGGCGATAGAAGACGAGATAGTGAAGTTTTATAAAGCCATGGAAGATGAACCGACAATCAGCCAAGTATATTCTAGCTGGATTTCTGAAAAATTGGAATATGGTGAAATAACAAGGCAGACAAAGGACAAGTACGAAACGAATTTTAAAAGATTTTTTGAAAATGAGTATTTGCCGATTGCAAATAGAAAAATCCGGTATATTGACGAAGAAATATTGGAATCATTCATAAAAACAGCTATTTCAAAGCTGGAACTTACGCAGAAAGCGTACTCCGATATGCGGATATTGATTAACGGAATTTTCAAATATGCAAAGAAAAAACATTATACTAGCTTGAGCATAACCAATTTCATGGGTGATTTAGAAATTTCGGAGAAGTCATTTAAAAGGAATCATAAGTCTGACAACGAATTAGTTTTTTCTAAAGATGAAGAGCTTTTGATTGAACAATTCATAATGGAAGACCAGCCTACATTGATTGAACTTGGAATTATTTTGGCATTTAAAACCGGACTAAGGGTTGGAGAAATATCCACGCTTTCATGGTCAGATATTGCAGAAAATAAGATACATATATCAAAGACAGAAATACGATACCGAGATGATAGTGGCAAATATGTGTTTGATGTTCAGAATTTTCCAAAGAGCGATGCCGGATTTAGAGATGTTATAATTACCGAAGATACCAATGAACTTATGAGAAAAATAAAAATGCTTAACCCTTTCGGAGAATATATTTTTATGAAAAACGGTAAAAGGATAAAAGGACAAGCATTTACAAGACGTTTATATGTGATCTGCGATAAAGTTAAAATTGGTGAGCGATCAATTCATAAGGCGAGAAAGACATATGCTACAAAGCTCATAGATGGAAATGTTCCAGAATCTGTAATAAAAACACAAATGGGTCATACTGATATTAGAACAACGCTTGACCATTATTATTTTAATAATAAAACAGAGAGTGAGATGCAAGAATACATTGCGAAAGCACTATCGATGTAAAAGGTAACACGAGGTAACACCTTTAGGTGTAAAGAAACCTAGTATTTATGCGGGTTTGCGGGGTTTGATACCGAGTTCAAATCTCCCTTCCGCTACTATTTTTTTAAAATTGAAAACCTTGTGAAGCCTTGATTTTACTGGAAGAAAGGAGATTCTGAATGGTGCCTTTTCTGAAAGTAAAAATCAAAGGTAACACCAAAGGTAACACGAACAAACGTACGAACGCTTAAGGCGTTCTTTTTTTATTGCAATTTTGGCGGTGATACGGCGGGAAACAGGCGTTATTTAGACGGTATTCTGGCGGTTTTACCGTCTTTTTTTATGCCACAATATAAGCAAAGGGAGGGATGATAATGTTTTCTGACGATGTTCTTGAGAAAATTTTTGCCAGAAAAGAATTGCAATCATTAGATTTGTCAACGCAGTCATCTATCATTCACGCAATCGAGGATGTTTTGGAGGAGGTTGAAGAAAATGAACATGAACGGAGTTTATCCGGCACCGGGATATAGTCAGCAAATTCCTTATCAGGCATCATATGGGTATAATCCATATGGTAATCAGCAAAGAATTGAACAGCCGCAAAATTATTTTCAACCGGCGCAAACACAGCAAATTCAGCAGACACAAATGACGCCTATTGGAATAAATGGGAAAATTGTGCCTTCTGTTGAAAATATTACTGCAAACGATGTGCCGATGGATGGAAGCGTGGCGTTTTTCCCAAAGCAGGATATGTCGGAAATATACGCCAAAAGCTGGAACTCAGATGGTACAATCCGCACAATCGTTTTTAAGCCTGTTTTAAATGATATGACTAACAATTTATCGCATGAGACGGAAAAAATGAAATTTGACCTATCAGACGAGTGCACAGGGGCATTTATGGGAAAGTTTGACGAACTGTTTGGGAAAATTGAACAGTTAGAGGAACGTATTGGTAAAATTCCGGTTCCACAGAAAAAAACTTCTCAAATTAAAAAGGAGAGTGAATCCGAATGAATCTGATGCAAATGATTTTGAACCAAATGATAAATTCTCCGCAGATGCAAAACAATCCAATGGCTAAAAATGCCATGCAGATGTATCAAAGCGGAGATACGGTCGGACTTAAGACAATGGCGGAGAATCTCTGCAAAGAAAGAGGAATTACAGTAGATGAAGCAAAGCAAAAGGTTATGAGTATGTTTAATCATTAGTACATTTTGGGTTGCGCGCACAATAACCGGTTATCCCATTTGTAAATAAATCAGATGGAGGTAAACAAAATGTTTAATGGAAACGCATCTCCTAGTCTTGCTGATATTGCAGCAGTGACAGGAAACGGAAGAAACAATGATGGCATGTGGGGCGGCGATGGCTGGTGGGCTATCATTATCTTCGCTATGATTTTTGGCTGGGGCGGCTTTGGCGGCAATGGCTGGGGAGGAAACGGAGGCATGGGAGCGACAGCATCTGCATACACCGACTCTGCAATTCAGCGTGGATTTGACACGCAGGCTATCATCGGGAAGTTAGATGGTATTGCAAATGGTCTCTGTGATGGATTTTACGCACAGAATACCGCCGTTATGAACGGTTTCCATGGTGTAGACAATGCAATCTGCAACCTTGGATATCAGACGCAGCAGGGATTTAATACCACAAATGTAACACTTATGCAGGCACAGAATGCTTTGCAGTCCCAGCTGGCTAATTGCTGCTGCGAGACCAGAGAGGCTATCCAGGGTGTGAACTACAATATGGCGCAGAACACATGTGCACTGCAGAACACCATGAACAGCAACACAAGAGACATTATCGACAGCCAGCAGGCAGGAACAAGGGCAATCCTTGATTACCTGTGTCAGGAAAAGATTTCTTCCTTACAGGCAGAAAATAATGACTTAAGAAGAGCCGCATCACAGGATCGCCAGTCTGCATTGCTCACTACTGCAATGTCAGCGCAGACACAGCAGATCATCAACGCTGTAAATCCGGCTGCAATCCCGGCATATGTTGTTCCAAATCCTAACGCTTATGCGTATGGCTGTGGATGCAACACAGGATGTAGCTGCTAAAAGTAGTTGCTACACAAAATTGAATAATTGAGTATCTTAATTGAGTTTAACTCGATTATGTCTGCTGTGCAGTATTGCTTATAAACACAAAGGGCAGACTATAATGTTTGCCCTTATTTTTGAAAGAGAGGTAAATAATTATGGCAGAATTTACAGGAATTGCAATTCAAACTGTCGCGCAGGGAGAAGATGTAGCATTTACAGAAACTCCGGTATGCGCAACAAAATGCATTGTTCATAGACAGGGAAGTGGCATTGTTAAATTAAGAGGACTTACAAATCAGTGCCGGGCAAGATTTTTGGTATCTTATTCCGGGAACATTCAAATTCCTACCGGTGGCACAGTTGAAGCTATTTCACTGGCTATTGCAATTGACGGAGAACCGTTGCAGTCAACTCGAATGATTGTTACACCGGCGGCAGTTGAAAACTTCTTTAACGTTTCGGCGCAGGCATATGTGGACGTTCCTCGCGGTTGTTGTGTTACGGTAGCGGTACAGAATACGTCTACGCAGGCAATCGAAGTTCAGAACAGCAATTTAATTGCAGTCCGGGAAGCGTAAGGAGGGCGGTTTTATGGATATTAAGAGAATGCACGAAATGATCGAAAAACTGTCTGAAAGCGCAGAGTGTGAGTTTGCAAAAGGTATCGAATGTGTAGATACAGAAGAGATGGGAAAAGTCACGGACATGCTTAAAGACCTTGCGGAAGCCATGTATTACCGGACGCTTACAAAATCAATGGACGAATCAGACCCAGAGCAGGTTCTTGATATGTTTGAGCGTTACGGAGACGGCAGACGGTATTATGACCGTTACCGGTATGCAGACGGCAGATTCGCGCCAAAGGGAAGAGGTACGCGCCGCGGATATGAAGAACCTCCGTACTGGCACATGACACCGGAAATGTACCGGGAAATGGAACACGACCGTGATATGGATCGTCACTCTGGCAAAATGTATTACACAGAGCCTACAATTGCGGCAGATGGCGGTATGCGTGACCGCAGAGAGGGTAAAAGCGGAATGAGCCGCAGAAGCTACATGGAAAGCAAAGAGCTTCACAAAGGCAATACGCCGGAGGACAAGGACGCAAAGATGCATGACCTTGAAAAATACATGAAAGAGCTTTCGGAGGATATGGCGGAACTTATCTCCGACATGACGCCGGAAGAGCGCACAATGACAAAAAGCAAGCTTTCGACGCTTGTTTCCAAAATGTAATGGCAGGGGCAGAAATGCCCCTGTTTGTTTGAACATTGACAACTGAATATCAGCTAGTGATTTGTGGATTTGAATGTACTGTTCCCAAAATATGGGTGTTGATTTTTGAGTGAAATTTTTTGAAAAAAGATATTGACTTTTTGATGTGACATAAATATAATAAAGGTGTGACAAGAAAGGAAGTGATTCAATGTCACCAGCAGGTCGTCCAAAAGTTGATAACCCAAAGTCAAACAGGTTCAGCATTCGTCTTGATAAAGAAACTGAATTAAAATTGAGATTGTATTGTAAAAAATACAATCTTACTAAAGGCGAAGCTATAAGACGAGGAATTCATCTTCTTTTGGAAAAAGAAAAAGAGTAGTCAAGCATTACTTGGCGGTAACTGACTACTCTGACACCAATCCGAAATGAATTGATAAATCAATCATATCACTTTCTTTCGGAGGAATCAAACATTTTTTGAAAAGAAAGGCAGATTATTATGAGAGAACTGTATATTGAAGAAATTACAAAAAATCTGAATTTACTTAGCGAACACTTTTTAAGATGTGTCTGGATTTTTACAAGTAACCTTGCATCTGACAAGAAAGGCGGTACAAGATGAAAGAACAGCTGATAACGGAGATCCAGAGCATACAGGACGAAAAATTTTTGCAGTTTATTTTGAACACAATTATTTCATTTAAGCAGAAATGGGGGATTTGCTGATGAACAATATTCAGATTTCAGAAAACAAAGAAGAACTGACACTGACAACTATCGACATTGCGGACATGATGGAAATGCCGCACTGGCAGATTTTAAGAAAGCTGGACGGAACGAAAAAAATCAAAGGAATTATACAAATTTTAGGAGACAACAAAATTGTTGTTACCGACTATTTTATACCGTCTACATACTTATCTGAACAAAATAAGGAGATGCCATGCTACAAAGTAACCCGCATGGGATGTGAGTTCCTCGCAAACAAATTTAACGGGGAAAAGGGAATTGTCTTTACTGCTCGATATGTGAAACGATTCCACGACATGGAACAGGCGCTGAAAAACCCGCAGCCTGCAATTCCGGAGAAAGACCCGTTTGAGCACTGGGAGATTCGATGGAAACATGAAACGGAAACATGGTTTTCAAAGAACAACTGGAAGTTAATTATAATCCTGGAACGGTTTGGTTGGACTCGAAAATTTTTATATCACAAGATTCTCGTGGAATTATCGGATCTGCATAACTTACGCGCAATCGAAAAGGCATATTACGCCAGTTATGGATATCCACCGGAATACGCTCTTGATCTGCTTGATTTCAATAGAGACCTCAACGATACGGCGACAAGATACATCAATTACCTACTTATTGAAGAATAAAAGGTAAAATAAGCATGAATTTAGAAACCACTAGCTGATATTTGGCTGGTGGTTTCTTTTTTGGAGGTAAAATATGTTTTTAATAAATGGTATTGAATGGAAAATAAAATTTGTTCACGGCGCAAGTAATAAATTGATGCGCTCTGATGGCTCTACAAGCCTTGCTGTGACAGATTGGAACGACAGAGCTATATATGTTTCAGATAAACCGAAAAATGGTTATTTGCGCAAAATACTGGCTCATGAGCTTTGCCATTGTTTTTGCTTTTCCTATAACATTCATATGCCAATCGAGCAGGAAGAGTATCTCGCGGACTGGATAAGCCTGTATGGGGCAGATTTAATTTATTTGCTGGATGATTTGATGGCAAACATTGATTGGAGGGCGGCATAGTGGACAAAATAGACGATTTACTTCATTACGTTCAGAAGACAAACCCTGGGATGACAAGAGAGAAATTGATAGATGAATTAAACAAAAGCGATTATACCGCAAAAGCTTTGCTTTTTACTTCGGAAAACTTTCGGAAAAATTTTCAATCCCCCCTACCTTAAGAATTGGACAAGGATTTTTAATTTTGGATTTTTAAAAATTTTTTGAAATTTTCGCCCAGATATTCGGAAAAAATTTGATACCCCCCTAGGGTCAGATTTCGGCACAAAAAAGCGTTTTCGAGATTTTGAGAATTCTGTCAAGATTTTTGAAAAATTTTTTTGAAACTTTTTTGCAAGCGTAGGCTTAGATTGCACTCAACCGTGTTCTGGACGCACTCGATCTTGCTATGTGCCGTCGTCCCTTTGGAAGCGCTGAAATAATGCAGACGCGGAAACCTCCGCACAAATGCACAAAATGAGTACAACAAATAAAGCAAATGTCTACGTGACATTGCAATTATAGGCGCGCACATGCCTATAAGTCATTATATGCACAATACATCCAAAATGTCAACGCGCAATGCATCTGCTTTGCGTCAACAAGTATAAACCAAAAAAAGCGCAGCTCGCCAGACAATACCCTAGTGAGATAATGACGATTTGCATATTTGCGCGCATTTGATCTTTGCACGCATTTTTCGTGCTGTATTCCGCGGTATACGGGCAAAAGCAAGCCGGGGAATTTCCCCGGCATATTGCATTTCTGCACTTTTTCAAATAATAACACCCAAGCGCATACAGTCCATTTTCCGATCGCAAAGGGCGCGCCACTTTTCGGGATCACCTTTGATATTTTCGGCGGTTCTGGTGTCCGCCCATTCGTCCCGGGCTTTAATATAAGCGGCTTTCGCATCGTCTTTCTGTTTCTGTAATTTTTCCATAAATTCCATAATATCAACCTTCCTTTCTATGCGTTAACTTCTTTTCTCAAAATCTCAATAGCTTCTTTCTCAGCATGTTCCATGTACCACTTCCAAGGCTTTTTATATGCCCTTGCGAGTGCAAAATCTTCTTGATTTTCCAATAAATAATCCCTAACTTTCAAAAATGCTTTTTTGGCTTCTTCTAATTTGTTCATATGCTCAACCATCCTTTCATTTGTGCCCTGTCTCATCGGTGTAGGTGGGGCGGTTCCTGCAGACGGTGGGAATCTCCACCGTTTCGACTAATTTTCGCAATGTGTTAAAACAGATATAAAAAAGGCTTCCACTTCAAGTATTCTTGGATTGTCAAAATCAACCTCTTTTTTCCAACGCTCTAATTCTGCCTTTATTTCTTTCTTTGTTCCATACTGATTGCAAGGCATAGATAGGTTTTTGATTTCTCTTTCTGTACCAAAGCAATAATCTCCATAGTATTCATCATGAGCTAATACAAAGCCGTTTTTATTTGCTAATATCTTCATTTTTAACACCTTTCATTTTATATTTTTTGCTTGTCTCATCAGTGGCAAGGTTGCAACCCTACACCAGACCGCCGCGCGGGCGGTTTCGACTATTCGCAAATTTTCCGAAAGATGTCTATTGTAATATTTGCAGCGGCTCTTTTTTTATCCGAAACGTAGCCGCGGCGCTTGCTTTTCAAGGATTTTTCTGCCTGCTTAAGATTTCCAATTCCCCAGTTTCCTGCTTTTTCAAGTTTTTCCCATTCTTCCGGCGAAACCTTTATAGCTTTAAGCGTTTTCGGGTTAATGCTAAAGCATTTACTGTCTTCTGGGTGCAAAAGCTGACACAGCGGAATATATTCATGCGTTCCCATGTTCTCGCCGATATTCCAGACAAAAAATCCTTTCGGAATTTTTGTGACAATCTCAAAAACGTCTGTTTTACCAATTGCTGTAGTGGTATAAATTTTATTGTTTTCAATTCTTAAATTTTCCATAAATTCCCTTTCTGGTCTGCCATCGTCAGAGCCGCGGCGACCGGTCCGCAGCTGACGGTCATTTCTGACCGTTTCGGCTTTTTTATCTATGCTCGATATAAAAACGCTTTCTTGTTGCTTCTGGGATAACTAAATTTATAAAATCTTCTGCAAGCACAAGCGAGTTAAAAGCAGCCACAACATTCTTGTATTCCGGTTCAAACTTTGACGCTTTGGTTCTGACAACCACTAACCAATTTAATTCATTCATAAGATCTCCTCCTTGGATAATATTTTTGATTTCCTGTTGGTATTATAATATCACTTTATGTAGTGATAGTCAACATGTTTTGTCACTTTTTATGGTAATATTTTTGTTGACTTTGGGAACTATATATTATATAGTAAATTTATAAAACACATCAGAAAGGAATGATATAAGGTGCTTAAATATAAATTTAATGTGGGGGATGCGTTAGAACGTGCTGGGTTTAATATGTACAAAGCAAAAACAACCGGACTTTTAAGCCAAGAAACACTTAAAAAGATAAAAAACGAGGATACAAATATAAGTGCTAAATCATTAAATAGCCTATGCTTAATCCTTGATATGCAGCCCAAAGACATATTTATATATGAGGAGACAGCGGAAGACCTGGAACAGAAAAATAAAATTTAAAAACTTTTAAAATATCACTTGCAAAAGTGATAAACATATGCTATTATAATATTGTCGAAAGGCAATAAGGCGAAAGCCAGAAAGGGCAGCGCAAAAGCCGCCCAGTAACAATAAACAAGATAAAGCAAAGGAGAATGAATTATGATGAAAAAGCATGAGTTTACAAATGGAGAATTAACAGAAAAGGCAATGGAAGTTTACAGCAACAGCAGCTTTACTTTTTGGGAAGACGGCGCCACTTTTTATTACAGCGACAACCCCAAAAGCGAAAAAGTAGAGCTTGGCGATCTGGATGATGTAAATGAGTTTTTAGAGGAGTTTTTCGGGAAAGTTTTGAACAGCTACGGAGTTTTAATAGATTTTAACGCCGCGATGCAGTTGACAGACGACGATTTGCGCGAGGAAATCCACCGAGAGCTGGCGCCGTGCTCGGAGCAGGAGTTTTTTGACGAGTACGCGAAGCGGCACGAAGAGAAGTTTGGCGAGGTTTGGGAGTTAGCAAAAGAAAACCCGCAGTATTAGGACATAATGCAATTATTAACAGGCAGGCGTTAGGTCTGCCTGTATTTGCTTGCAAAGGAGATTTTTATGATTAAAAAATGCGTGATATGCGGCAAAGAATTTAAGTGCTCCCCAAGCGACAAAAAGGTTACGTGCTCTCCGGATTGTAGATCAATAAGGGCAAGCCGGACACACAAAGGCAAGCGGAACAAGTGGAGCGAGGCGTCGAAAGAAAAGTTAAGAGGAAAAGGTCTGACTAACAACCTACAAAAAGGCACGCCGGCAGCAAAAAAAAGCCCTAATAGTGGGCGATACGAAACAAATGTAAATGCAAAAAACTGGCACCTTATATCCCCAGACGGCAAACATTATTGTTTTAGATCATTAAATTTTTGGCTAAGGGAAAACTGCGAGGAGCTATTTGATTGTGCCCCGGATAGCGCGCAATTTCGGAGCATAACATCAGGATTAAGCAGGGTTAAACGGTGCGTCATGGGAAAACTTCCGCCGGATCAGCGCCCAGGGTACACATACAAGGGTTGGACGGTTGTCCCGACAGGAGACGACGTCACAGATATAGCGCCAGACAGACAAAATAAAAGTTAATAATCTGGTAATAAATGGAGATATTTTCTATCTCTCTTTTTTGATTTATTTTAACGTTTATGCTTTAAAGTGGTAAATTTTGTATACAGAATGGATACGAAATGGAAACGTAGATAAGATTAGTATATTCTCTCCAATACATTGTATTTTTTATCAAGGAGTAAATAATATATAATATATATCAACAGTACAAAAAATCATAAACCATATACTTTAACGCGCGCGGATATAATCTATATATGCGATATACCCAGTAGTTTAAATTTATACTTGACAAAGGCTATACATAAATGATATTGTTATCGTAAATCAAAAAGCATCCGGGCAACAGAGAGCGCACAGGACCCGGAGAACGGAAACGGAAGTCATGCAGCCGGTACAATTAAGATCTTGATGATCTCGATTGTATCGGTTTATTTTTATGGTTCAGAAAGGAGGTATATATATGTCAGATGCACAGAGAGCGGAAAGAGTAGATATAGACGAGATATACAACGATGACATTGACAAATATATACACCTCTGGATGGATGACAGAAATATAACGGATATGTGCAAGGTATCACAAAATAGGTGGTATAACTGTTGTCAGTATGTATATGACAATGTTTTTAAAATCAACCCTGTATACCTTAAAGATGATAATCATATTAGCAATCAATATGATATTGACAAGGTCAATAAAGTCTTAGATATATATATAAGGCTTTGCAATGATTATGAGAAAGTAATAAATATAGTTGGGTTTACTTTTTTTACTGGCATACATAGAGATACACTTAACGGATGGGTAAATGGCGAAAGGCTAGGCTCCACGGCTTCCGACGTTTGCAAAAAGATTGACCAAATGCGGGAAGAAAGCCTTGTAGGTTTACAGATCTCCGGGAAAAACAATCCCATGTGCTACATGCCGTCACTCAACAAGTACTGCGGCTTTAATATGCCGGGTGTAAGAGACCAGGGAGCCAGATCCAGAGCTTTGACAGCTTCGGAGCTCCCCAAACTGGGAGGCTTGAATTGTGCGAGATTGCCGGACAACTTTGACAATTCAAGCCCGGATAATGGTGAAATCGTGATAGACAATTCAAACAATTCAAACCCCAGTATTTAAGCGCCTTACGCCGCATGCTTTCGTTTAAACAGTTTAAGAAACTTAGGTTTAACGAATAGTTAGAACGCAAACAGAGAATTGCACGAACAATTAGAACAATTTAAAACAAAGGCAAACGCTTTAAGAAGTAGCAAGCAGGCGGGGGAGGGGGTTAAAAAGAGCTAGGGGAAGCCCACTACTAAGCACCCCAAATATCCTAAAAAATAAAAAGGCTTTAAAGGAGAATATGTGCATGGGAATTCCAAGAGTTAAGGTCGTAAACCAAAATGAAGATTGGCCGAGAACTGAATGCTACATAGATGGCAGGAAAATCAATAATGTACGGATCGTAGACTTCCGCGTTGCAGTAGATGAAGTTCCACAATTCCTGTTTGAAACAATTGGAATGCCGGATATAGACATGGGTGGAGTTGTTAGATTCCAATTCACACCGGAAACAGTTCAGCAGGCATCCATAGTGTTGCGAAACGAGCTGATTGCCAATAAAGATTTACGCGGCACATTTTTGACAAGTATGATAAGTGCATTAGATGATGACTTTTGGAACAGTAGAGAAACTGCCGGGAATCAGCTTGATATTGGATATGACGATTTCAAAGAAGCAGCAGAACTTATGCTGAATCGTTTGATTGGAATTGAGAAAGAGGAGAAAAATACATGACCGGAAATGAATACCAGGAATTAGCTATGCGTACAAATGACCATAAGGCAACAGATAGATTGCTTGGAAATATGTTGACATGCGATATGAAATATCTGTTACAGGAAAATTTGATTGCAGAAGATGAACGACATCTTGACATTGGTGGTATTTTCAATTCTTGCCTTGGATTGTCCGGTGAAATTGGAGAGTTTAACGACGTGATTAAAAAGTGGATTTTTCACGAAAAACCGCTTGATGTTGAACATGCCAAGAAAGAAGCAGGAGATATTTGCTGGTACCTAGCAATGCTTTGTGAATCCTTCGGTTGGAGCCTTGATGAGATTATGCGGATGAACGTAGACAAGCTTAAGGCGCGTTATCCGGAAGGGTTTAACGTTGAAAGAGCGAACCACAGAGCGGAGGATGACGTGTAATGTCAGAATGCAAACAGTGCTGTGTCACTTGTAAATATAGTTCATACGACAAAATTCAGGGCTATGTATGCGTGAACGATGAAAGCGAATATGTCGGAGATTATGTAGAAAAAGAGTTTTCTTGTCCGGATTGGGACGGATCGGAGGAAGATGAATGAGGGTTGTGTCACAGAAAAAAGATGCTTCATATGATTTTGACCGGACCGAATTTAGAACAAGCTATGAATGCATAAGCGCTACTTTTGATGGAAGAACTTTTGTCATTGGGAAATATGCTACACCAGAACGAGCAGCAGAAGTATTTATGGACATGCATAAAGCATATGCGCCTGTACAGGTAGTTTGCACAAATATGGACGAGAAACAAGTCTCTGCATTAGTTGCAGCATCTCAAAATGCACCGATTAGATGCGTCGAGATGGATGATCCAAGGATGGCAGTAACAGTATTTGATAGCCTTGTTTACTATATGCCGGAGAAATAGATTGCTTGCATTGCTCGTTTGCCAAATGGTAAGGCACCGGGTTTTGATCCCAGCATTTATCGGTTCGAGTCCGGTACGATCAGTTTTGAAAATGGAGGTAAATCATGTTGATTTTAAAAACAGTCATAACAACATTTGATGCCCTTGCGATTTTGACGTTTTTCTTGCTTGGAAGAGATAGCAGCAACGAAAAGGACGCTGTGGCAGTCTGGGGATCACTTATTGCATTGTTTCTTGTCAATATATTTGCAATGTGGAGATGATGATATGGTTTTGTATGACCCGATATTTGGTATTTGCTTCCTGCCGGAGATTTTAACTACGGTCGGAAGAATACATATAAGCAGAAAAAAACATACGGGAGAAACCGACGTTCTGGATCTTGACAGTGACGCTGAGCACCAGTCTGAGAAGTCGGAGCATCCAGTATAGCTTAAGTCCACTGGCATTCGGTTTTTGCAAGAAAAAACTCGGCGCAAGCAATTATTCGGTGTTAGTGGACGTCGGCAAAATAAAAAGATCAAAAATACTATCATAAACGGCGCGCTATGCGCGCTGTGACGGAACGTAGCTCAGAGGAAAGAGCAATCTTTTCATTCTTCTATGTACTGAATTGATGGCGCAGGTTCAAGTCCTGCCGTTCCGATTGAGAGATAGGTTTAAAGCTTATCTCGGAATACGAAAAGTTCGTATTTCTCCTTTCGCTACTAGGAAGTTTCTGTTAAGGACGGTGCGAGACCGTCCGGTGGCGTTTGCCGCGGAGTGCGGCAAGGCGGAAGAACGCTTGGTGTTGGATGATGGTTGTCCCGTAATTTGCTGACGAGCAATACAGGCGGATTCCTATTGATAGTTCGGGTGCCTATCCCACGGTGCCTGAGCTGTCAAAAATGCAATTAGGCTGTGGCGGAAAAAGGTAGACGCTTAAGCATAAAACAACCACGCTTTGGTTAGGAACAAGTCATTGAATTAACAAGGCAATGAAGGAACCTGTTAAGGGTGTTACCCGTTGTGAAAAGTCGTTGTTATGTGAGGTGCAAATCCTCACCAGCCTATTTCCTGTGATATCGCACAGGATAGTGCAACGCATGGCACGAAAAATATGATTGCTAACCGTCTGATGGCGGTTCTCGTGGATGACAAGAAAGGTATTTGTCGGAGTAAGACGCTTCGTGAAACTGATAGTCGAAAGGTTTCATGTGCAAGGTTCAAGTCCTTGCTCCACGATGGTGCCGAGCTGATTTGATACTGTATGCGTAGCGCGGTCGCGTACAGAGATATGGAGTGAGGTGTTCGCGCATTTTGGGGAAGCGGCAACGATTGGAGGTGTTGCGGCTGACTGTAAATCAGTTCCCAAGTGGTAAACAATAGAGGTTCGATTCCTCTCTTCCCTATTTCACTCAACTCCCTAAAAACACTGTTTGGCAGGTGCGTGGTAGACAGTTGTAATGGATGGGTTGTTTAAGAAATCGCACCATCAAGATGCAGTGTTCCCATAATGGAATTGGAGCCGGTTGCTATCCGGTCGGGCGTTTATTCGCCTTGTAGGTTCGAATCCTACACACTGCGTTTGCCCGAACAAAATTGGGTGTTGATGTGTGACGGAATAGGTAAACGGAATTGTCGTAGAGAATTGGTTGAAACCGACAACATAGATGACCAGATTGTACACTCCTGCGTGGTGCAAATCCACGCCACATCAATTCCTTATCTTCACTTAGTCTGGCACTACTGCAATAGTTCAGGTCGATGGAAGATGTATGGATGGTAAGCGGTATCATTGGTAACATAAAACCCTTCCGTGAATAGAAATTGCAGATTTGAAAGCGGTTGGCATGGTTTGGTATGACAAGGTTCGATTCCTTGTGCCGCTATTCGATGGTTGGTATTTTTTACGCAAAATGGGGTGTGAGTATGTATTTTGAATTTGTTTATGTTGGCTATTCAACAAAGCAATGCGTTGAGTTTCTTGATGAAATCAAAGAAAAATTAAAGGCACATGATAAGAATTTTGAATACGACAAAGAACATTTAGTGATTAAGGCTGAATTATTCAAATGCAGTGCATTACCCATATATTCCGGTCGTTTATCCTGTCTTGGCATGGAAAATGCAGAGTATATCTGCAAAGAAACTGCGAGACCAAATGATTATATTCCTTGTCCAGGAGAATGTTTGAAGATAAAAGCCATTTTGGAATATGTTTCCACAAGATTTAGAAAAACTCCAAAAGAAAAGACAGAAAAAGAACTGGAAGAACTGATTGACGTTTTGATTGAGGTGCGGAAATGAGATTATGGAAAATTATTAAAAAAATATTCAAGAAAAAGCAAAAAGCAGATCCTACACCGCGCATTGAGAAAGATACGAAATGCGATAAATGCAAATACTTGCAAGAGTGTATTGACGAGGGGAAAGTCATAGATTGCAGAAATATTGAAGATACGAGAAGCCATTACATTAAAGGTCTTGGTTCTTATGTAAAATGCGATGGTGTTGAGGTGTGAGTATGGATCTTAATGTGTCAGAAGATCAGAAAAAAGTTATTGAATTGCAAGGATATATGGTTGTCGAGTTCAAATTATGGTATCGAAAATTAGGAGAAATGATTCTTGAGTATGCCGTAAAAGTAATTGATACATGGAAAGCAATAGTTTTGTTTATACAAGAACAGGCAATTAAGGCATTCAAGCATATCAAGGATTTTGTGGAACAGCTTTCAAACGAATTGGAGCCATATATGAATTCCTTGGATTATATGGATTGTGAGAAAAAGAAATATCTGTTTGTTCGGTCACTTGGAAGAGCATATGAAGCGAATGTAAGAGGAAAAGTTATTTATCACAGATGCAGGGATAGGTGTTGAAAATGTGTGATTTTTGTAAGAACTATAGTGATAACAGAATATTCGGTACTGATATTCCTATCAAAAAGTGCGCCAATGAAACGGATTTAACAGATGCGCAGATTATGAAGAATACCGGCGATAAAGTGCCAGGTATCATAATTTATAAAGGATGTAAGGCAGCAGGCTACTTTGATATTGTATTTTGTCCGATGTGCGGCAGAAAGTTGGCGGAAGAATGACGTGTTATGATTGTGCTTACCTTGGATTTGATAGAAACGAAGTTGTAGGGATGGCTGAAATGTGCAACCATCCGGGAAAATGGATTCCTGGTGCTGGATTTGCTGACAGTGAACATGAATGTGAATTTTTCAAAAAGAAATCTGGAGTTTCTAAATGGGATTCATATTCCGAAGATGAAAAAGAACAGGCATTGAGGTATTTTCGTGAAAACTATCACAAAAATCCTATTGAAGGTTTAACATGCGAGGGGGCTGAAATGAGTTTCATTGAATATCTAAAAAATGTTGATGCAAACTCATAAGGAAGAGAAGGAGTGTATGAAGCATGATTGTCAATATCAATAACAGCACATACGAGATGAACAGCAAACAGTACAAAGCAGTTCTTGATACGGCGAGCAAAGCGGTTACCTGCGGCATATACGCCATTGAGAAGAACAAGGTAGCAATCATGCTTCGAGAGGAATATAAAAGCAAGGAAGAGCTGAAACAGGCAGTTGGTAATTATACGGCGAAAGGGTTCAAGGTGCATTGGAAATGAAGAAAACACGTTCAAAAATTATAATCAAAACTAGAAAAGGCGGTTACACAAAGATTTATGCCAACGGGAAATGGCAAAAGGGAGTGTATAATATTGATTTCCATGCTGACTGCACTCCATTGAGATACCCATACATAAAAATTTCTTGTGAATTTGATAAGAATAAGACTGATAAAAACGGTTCGCTTATTTACGACCCGGAAAAAGAAGAATTTGCAAAAGAACACGTAGTTGCAAGAATTTAGGGGGCGATATTGTGAAAATATCAGAAATGAATAATTGCATTGAAAAAATGCGAAAATGCTACAATTTTAAAGATGATGAAACAGAAATTAGACTTGTAAATGAGATAAGCCATGATGACAAATGTGTTTATATTAGTACAAGAGATGAAAATGGAACAACAATTGAAATGACAAGGTATGTAGATGAATTAGTAAATGTTTAGTTGCTGATTATCAGCGGAAAGGGTGACATATCATGGCTGATTTGAAAATATTTACAGAAAATATAGAACAGGAAGCGTTAAATCAAATATATACGCTTGTAAAACAGCCAGCATTTTCGGATTGTAAGATAAGAATTATGCCAGATGTTCATGCAGGAGCAGGGTGTGTTATAGGGTTTACTGCTGATTTAGGAGAAAAAGTAATACCGAACATTGTTGGAGTTGACATAGGCTGTGGGATGCTTACTACAAACTTGGGGAATATTGATATTGATTTTGAGAGATTAGATAAAATCATTAGAGAATATGTTCCAAGTGGTAGAAAAGTTCATGAAGAAGAAAACACACCTGTCGCAAGTGATATTGTTGAAAAATTGCATTGCAAGGAACAGTTGAAAAATATAGATTGGATAAAAAGAAGTTGCGGCACGTTGGGAGGCGGCAATCATTTTATCGAAGTTGATAACGATAGCAAGAATAATAAATATCTTATTATTCATTCGGGAAGTAGGAATGTCGGAAAGCAAGTTGCAGAAATATATCAGCAAATGGCGATTGACGATATTTCGGGAAAATCAAACTTTAAACAAGATAGCGAGAAATTGATTGCTGAATACAAAAAATGTAAAAGAGAAAGAGAAATCAGCAAGGCTATCAAAGAATTAAAGCAGTCCTACAAAACAAATACAACCAAAATCCCTAGAGAGTTATCATATCTTGTTGGAAAACATAGAGAAATGTATTTGCACGATATGAAATTATGTCAAGAGTTTGCGAAAATTAACAGAAGAACCATTCAGAGCATTATTTGTTACTATATGTGTTGGGAAGTTACAAAAGAAACGGAACGATTTCAAACAATTCACAACTACATTGAATACGATACAAATATTGTTCGTAAAGGTGCTATTTCTGCAAAAACGGGGGAAAAAGTACTAATACCAATAAACATGCGTGACGGCTGCATTTTGGGAATTGGCAAAGGAAATGAAGATTGGAATTATTCAGCACCGCATGGAGCAGGGCGAACAATGAGCAGATCAAAGGCAAAAGAAAGCATTTTGCTAGAAGAGTATCAAAAAGCAATGGATGGAATATTTACAACATCTGTAAATACATCTACGATTGATGAAAGCCCTATGGCATATAAAACAATGGATGAAATAATTGGAAATATAAAAGACACTGTTGAAATAGTTGACATTATAAAACCGATTTACAATTTCAAAGCAAACGAATAAAAACAATTACCGGCTAACAAATGGAGTTAGTCGCTAACCAACAAAAATTATTGGCAGAGGTCTTAAGGCACTTCTGCTTTTGCGGAGGTGCTTTTCTTTTGGCAAGTTCAAGCCTAATTTCCACAATAAACGGATATGAAAATTACATAAATACACATGGAATAGATGAACAGGTCATTGACGCGTACATAGAAGCGGCAGGAGTGGCAATAAATACAGAAAAGGATATTCAGTATGGATTACAACTTACAAGCCGTTCTAAGGGCATTGTAGAGCGTTTTTGCATGGGTAGGACAGGCGGTAGAATACTTGACCTTGAAAAATACAGCCAACAACATGAAGAAAAATACACCCTTGTTGATGACTATTACAAAATTCTTCTGATTGAAGCACATTACCGATTTGAAAGTTTCATGCTATACATGGAAAAGAATAGACCGGTAGAAGAGAGATTTTATCAGCCGAGAATAAATCCATTACGGCAGGTAGCACAGCTTATTCAAGATCTGTACGATGATGTGCTGGACGAAGGAATGGTATTTTGCCCTGGACGAATCGGCAAGACACAAATAGTCAAAATGGGAAATCTGTGGTTTGGTTCTAACAGGCCAGAGCGATCTAATCTGTATTCGGCATATTCAGACAAAATTACTGGTGGTTACTATGACGGTATCATAGAAATGATTACGGACCCGACATACACGTATGCTGAAATATATTCAAATATAGTAGAGAAAAAGTTGGTTACTGACGGAAAAGATTTGACAGTAGACCTTATACGTAAAAAAACATACCCAACATTTACAATGCGAAGCATTTACGGAACATTGAATGGTGCTTGTGACTGTGACGGGCTTGGAGTTTATGATGACTTATTCAGCGGTATTGATGAAGCATTGAGTGAAGACAGGCAAAATACTGTATGGGGAAAATTCGACAACAACTTTATGCCGAGAATTAAGCCTGGAAAGGCTAAATTGTTGGGGATAGGAACACGTTGGGCGAAAAAGGACGTTCAAGGTAGACGTTTAGACCTATTACAAAATGATCCTGAATACAAAGGCATACGGCACAGAGAGGTTATTATTCCTGCCCTAAATGAAAACGGAGAAAGCAATTTTGATTATCCGTATCATTTGGGATATACAACTCTTGATTACAAAAGACGTATGGCATCTTTTGAAAACAATGACGATATGGCATCATGGTTTGCACAGTATCAACAGGAGCCTATTGAAAGAAAGGGTCAGATGTTCAATGTCGATATTATGAATTTCTTTAATCCGGCAGAACTTGAAGGAATAAGACCTGATAGGATATTTGCAGCTAATGACCCTGCTTATGGTGGCGGTGATTTTGTATCAATGCCTATCTGCTATGAGATTGACGGAGAACATTATATTACTGATGTTGTCTACAATGACGGTGATAAGGAAATTACCATACCGGAAGTTACTTCACGAATGGAAAGACATTTAGATAAATTTAATAATAAGACAGCAGAAGTCCATTTTGAGGAAACAAAGACAACATCAGCATACCGCACAGACTGTGAAAAAATATGGGAAAAAGACGGATACCCTATTAACACAAGTCATGATCCGGCAGACAATCAGACTGCAAAAATGGATAGAATCAAAAATCATGCTCCAGACATACGAAAACTTCATTTTGTGGACATGAAATATCAAACAAAAGAGTACAGAAAGTATTTTCAAAATATTTTGTCTGCTACTTTTGAAGGGAAAATGAAGCATGATGACGGGATAGACTCTACGGCACAATTATGTGACATGATTTACGGAAATAAAAGAATGGCAAGAGTAGAAGCAACTCAAAACCCATTTTCTTTCGGACGGAGGTATTGATATGACAACCAAAGAATATTTAGGACAGATAAGCCGTCTTAACCGGATGATAAATAATAAGCTGGTAGAGCTTGCACAACTTAAAGAGCTGGCATGCAGCATATCGTCAATTACAAATGAAGAAAGAGTAATGACAACTCCAAATTTTGACAGGATAGGCACGAAGCAGGCAAAGATTGATGAAATGGAAAGGAAGATCGATGCACTGGTTGATGATTATATTATCAAAAGAGATAAGATCATCAGCCAGATAGACAGTATGGAAGATGAGAATGTCTATAATGTGTTGTTTTCAAAGTACATAGAAAAAAAGACATTTGAGGTTATTGCAACTGAAATGAATTACTCCTGGAGGCAGACAATAAGGCTTCATGGAATTGCATTAAAAAGATTTGAGGAGAAGTATGGAGCAACATACTTGAAAATGTCATAGAATGTCATATTGAAAAAATGATATAGTTATAATCGAAGAAGTCAACAAATAGTTGAACACTTTACCATCCCCCATTGAAAGAGCATCGAAGAGAAATCTCCGGTGCTTTTTCTTTTGAAAAGAAAAGAGGATTTTATGGTATATACACCAAAAACAATATATTGCCCGCGTTGCGGAAGAAAAGTTGCCACACACGATGGGCGTTCAACAATGAACATTTCTGTGGAATGTAGGAAATGCCACAAGAAAGTTGTTTTTTATCCGGAGAATGGAAAGACGAAATTAAAATCTCTTCCAATCCGGTCAACATCCAGTGGGATGACGTTTATTTAGGAGCCAATTATGAATAATAAATCTCTCCAAGACCTTGTTAAGGGATGTTATGGGCGAAAAATTTTATATACTGATGTTGAAACTATCACAAAAGACAATATTGTCAATGTGGTGGGAGACTGCATCGGAAATTTTTATTACAACAAAACCATCATAGAATATCTTTGGCGATATTACAAAGGTGACCAGCCTGTTTTATACCGTGTAAAGGTGCAAAATGCTGATATTACAAACAAAATAGTAGAAAATCATGCGTATGAGATTGTTCAGTTCAAAGTAGGACAGACATATGGCGAGCCAATACAGTTTATCAGTCGAAAAGATGATGATGAAATTAATCGGGCAGTGGATGCGCTGAATGACTATCTTGTGGATGCGAATAAACAGGAAAAAGACATTAAAGCAGGAGAGTGGCAGTCAGCAACTGGAACATCTTTTAAGGCTGTGAGATTTTCAAATGGAGAAATACCATTTCAGATTGTTGCCCCTACTCCGATGAATACTTGTGTTATTTATAATCGGAGTACGGAAGAACCGGTGATTGCCGTACAGGAGCTTAAGGACGAAGATGGAAGATGGTACAAACTGTGCTATACAGACAATTATTCATGCAAAATTCAAAATGGAGTAGTTTCTGAATGGAAATTGCACGCATTTGGAAGTATACCTATTGTTGAGTTTCCAAATAATCATGAGAGAATTTCTGATATTGAGCTTGTCATAGGTATTTTGGATGCCATAAACAATATGCAGTCAAACAGAATGGATGGAATTGAGCAGTTTGTGCAATACTGGGTTAAGTTTGTAAACTGTGAAATTGACCAAAAGACGTTTGAAGAAATGAAAATGAGCCATGCTCTGACTGTAAAGTCTAACAATAAGGATAACAAAGCCGATGTTGAGATCATGACGCAGGAACTTAACCAGAGTCAGTGCCAGGTGGCAAAAGATGATCTTTGGGACAATGCCTTATCAATTCTTGCCATACCAAACAAGCAGGGGAACACTGGAGGAGATACACAGGGCGCGGTAGAGTTGAGAAATGGTTGGGATTTTTCAAAGACAAGAGCAAAATTAAAAGATCCAATCGTGAAATCGGCAGAGAAAAGACTTGCAAAAGTTGTCTTAAATGCAATACGCGTTAAAGATCATGATTTGAACTTGTCAGTTAGAGATTTTGACGTTCAAATCAATCATAGCCCGCAAGACAATATGTATACGAAGTCACAAACACTGTATCAGCTATTAGAGTGCGGCATACATCCTCTTATTGCAATTAAAACGGTCGGACTCTGGGGCGATTCGGAAAAAACATTTTTGCAGTCTAAGCCATACATGGGTGCTTTATGGAAAACTATTGATGATGCAGAAGAACAGAAACAAAAAGCACAGAAAATTGTAAATCAATTAAATAAACAGCAAAATAAGACAGCTACCGAGTAATCGTCGGCTGTTTTTATTTTATAAAAATTCGCAAAGTTGTGAGCGTAAAAAACAACAGTGTCATTCGGTGTCGTTGCACCGCAAAAATTCGTAAAGACATATCGGAGGTAATCAATGAAAAGAGAAGAGTTAATTGCAATGGGTATCAGTGAGGAAAATGTTGAGAAAATCATTGCTGATTACGGCAGTGCCGTACAGAGAGAACAGGCAAAAGCAGCAGAGCTTAAGGCAAAGGCAGACAGCGCAGATGAGTTGCAGAAAAAGCTGGATGAAATGGAAGCAGAAAACCTCACGGAACTTGAAAAAGCAAACAAGGCGTTAGAGACAGCAAATCAGCAGATTGCAGATATGCAGAAAAAAAACGACATCAGAGATCAGCGCGAAGCATTGATGGAAAAGTTAAAAATCAATGCAGAGCAGGCAAAATCCGTTGTCAAGGATAATGGAAGCCTTGATTATGACGCTCTTGGAAAGATTACAGCCGAAAAGGAAACCGCGGCAGCGCAGGCAAAGGAACAGGAGATCGCAAATAATTCTGAAAATCCGGGCGGCGGTGCTGCAGGTGGAGAGAATAAAAAAACGGCAGATGTTGAAAATGCCGAAAGTATCAGCTTTGGCGAACCGGCAAAAAATGCAGAAGCCAAAGACCATTATGTTTTATAGGAGGTAAATTATGGGAAAACCGATTGAAAGAGACTTTACACAGAGTAAAGGAATTTTAAAATTCTTTCCTTATGAGGGTGCGGCGTGCATCGTTCCGCAGACAATGGTAACAAGTGCAGATGAGAACGGAAAGAAAATTGCAAAGGCAGGAACACCATTTCCTAGCAATGATGCATCTTGCAAAGGATATCTTCTGGAAGATGTTGACGTAACAATGGGAGATGCGCCGGGAACTTATGTATATCAGGGTTCTATTGACAGCGCAAAGGTAACAGCGAACGGAGTGACCGTGGAAGAAACTGCAAAAGCAGCAACACCGCGTGTCACTTTTTTTGATTAAGAAATGGAGGTATTAGAGAATGGCATTACCATTAGCAGAAGCATTTACCGCAAGAAGCCTTGGGGTTATGTGGAATAATTATGAAAAAACGCTTGGTTCTGCGCCTTACTTAGGCAGACAGAAATTTGGAACCAGAAAACAGGACAGCCTTGAGCTTAGATTTATCAAAGGGAAAAACGGTCTTCCAGTATCCTTAAAGGCATCCAATTTTGATGCGCAGGCAGAGCTAAGAGACGTCGGTGGATTTTCTGACATTCAGAACGAGATGCCTTTCTACCGTGAATCTTACATGGTAACAGAGCGTGAAGAGCAGGAGTATGCAAATTACCAGTCGGCAGAAAATTCCAACATGGCAAACCAGGTGCTTAGAGAAATCAGCAAAAAACCGATGATGCTTATTGAGGGGGCAAGAGTAGTGCCGGAACGCCAGATTTGGCAGTTATTAGCACCATCTGATGGTATTCCAAGAGTACAGGTAACAATTGGCGGAAAGAGCTACTACGTGGATTATACTTCGGACAATGGAGCGGCGCACAAGAGAGACCATTACAAGGATATTTCCGGAAGCGATACCGATAAATGGTCTGCACCAGAAACAGCAACGCCACTTGACGACCTTATCGAGATTAAACGTGAGTTTGCAAAGAAAACCGGATATTCCCTTGCACGTTTTAGCATGAATACAGAAACATGGGAAATGGTCCTTAAGGCGGAGGACACAAAGAAACAGGTGCTTGGAATTACTGCTTACAATGGCGGTATTCGCTTACAGCAGGGGCAGGTTACAGAGTATCTTAGAGGATACGGCATCGAGATTGAAGTTTACGATAAACTTTACATAGACCCTGCAGACGGTGCTACAAAATATTTTATTCCTACAGGAGTTATTTCAGCGCAGGCATCCGGCGTGTACCTTGGAGATTATGTCTTTGGAAAGACACCGGAAGAGAGAAGCGGAAGTTTAACAGACGGAAACCTTTCTATTGTAGAAACCGGTATTTCGGTATATACATACGCAACAAATCATCCGATCAACACTCATTGCGTTGTGTCAATGATCGGATTACCTACTTTTGAGGGTATGGACAGCGTTGTTGTCATGAAAGTTGCGTAGGAGGTGCGGTATGGTTGCTGAATACACGGTAAAGCGAAATGGAAAGTGGTACAAAGCAGGAGATGAAGTCCCGGACATTGTTCCGGGAGAGAAATCTTCCGGAGGGTACACCAAGACAGAGATTAACAGAATGAGCACTGCTGATTTACAGGCACTTGCCGCTGAACATGGAATCGAGGGTGCAGAAGAAATCAGTGGAGCGGAACTGAAACGCATTTTGATCGAGCAGTTCGGATTATAGGTGGGGAAGAATGGACGAATATACAACATTAGAACAGGTCAAAATCAGACTGAAACAATTTCATATTGAAACCGTTGCGGATGAAGATGGTGTTACTTCTGATGTTGTCGTGTTCGACCAGAAAGAAGATAATCCTTACATTGAACAGCTTATCAAGCAGGCAAGAAATGAAGTGGTAAGCAAGCGGAATTACCCGGAAAGCTACACGGATGAAAAAATATCCGAAGACTTGAAACAGTTTGAGGATGTAATCGTCAATTTATCCGTGTACGACCATTCACAGGCAGGAGAAGCCTATATGGCAAGTTATTCAGAAAACGGCGTAAGCCGTAGCTGGAAAGACAGGGAAAGCCTGTTTGTCGGTGTATTTCCGTTTGTAAAAGCAATTTAACATCGCCTATAGGGCATTAATAAAAGAAGATTGTGCGTTACGTTTTGCCGGCGTCGACAAAACGTAGCAGGCGGCACACATTGAGCGGTGGTGGGCGGTGTGCCATAAAAAATGAAAGGCGGTATATGATTTGACGATTGAAATATCAACAGCAATCATTATAAGCGTGCTGTCGCTTGGTTTTTCCGTCTTTATGGGCTTGAAGAGCAACAAAAGGACAGACAACACGGATCTTGAAGAACGCGTGAGGGAGAACACACGCATTAACATGAAGTTGGATGCCATTTCAAACAACACGACCGAGATCAAAAATGAAGTTTCCGAGATGCGAAAAGAAATCAATTCTCATGACAACAGGATCATAAAGGTGGAGGAAAGTGTGAAATCGGCTCATCACAGAATTGACGGAATAGAAACCCGTCTTAATGATGAAAAGGAGGTTTAATCATGGATATTATACAGGCGGTAATTGCTAACATGACAATTATTCTGGCGATTATTGGTGCGCTGGCATTTGTTGTGTCTGTGGTAACACAGGTAATCAAAGGTGTAGGCGTATTTTCTAAGGTTCCGACGGACATCTTGGTATTTGTTCTTTCCATCGGTATCACGGTCGCTGCGTTTGTGGCATACATGCAGTACATACAGACAACAATTTTATGGTATATGATCTTGGCGGCTATTATTGCAGGATTTATTGTTGCGTTTGTCGCAATGTATGGATGGGAAAAGCTTTCTGAGCTGTGGAAGCGGTTCGGCAAGGATGTGAAGTGAAATGCTTGAAATTAACAAGCAAAAAATGAATTATTCGCTACAGAGCGGAAAGGTTCCGGTGTATGTGACGGACGAGGATGGAAACATCGAATATTCGTCATATACCGACTCTGATGGAAATGTAATTTATTACCTTGATGAGGATGGAAACAAAATACCGAAAACAACCGGAGAGTATACAACAGGTTATGAAAAGCCTGTGGTTTTTTATTCTTCAATCAGCAATAAGTTGAGTGAAGCACTTATAAAAGAGTTTGGCGTTGACAATTCAACAAACTTTGTTCAGATTGTCGAGGACAAAGGGAAACTTCCATTGAGCGTCGGCTCTTTGGTATGGAAACGGTCAGATGTAAGGTACAAAGATGAAGAGAATACAATCGTTGACGAAAATTCGGCTGATTACATCGTAAAAGGTGTCGCAGACGAGGGATTGACGGTTGATTTGTTCTTATTGCAAAAAAATGTGAAGTAGGTGCGGCATGGGGAAGAAAGTAATCACAATGAGCCTGTCTGAAAAGTCTATTCAGAACGCCATACGAGAGCTTAGAGCCTATCAAAACAGATTGACATACAAATGTCAGCTATTGGCAGAAAAACTCGCGGAAAAGGGCGTAGAGATTGCCAGAGTGCAAATTGCTGACCTTGACGCAATATTTACATCGGAACTGATTTCAAGTGTTCATGCGGAATATGAAGGAAGCACTAAGGGCGGCGGTATATGGGCGGTAATAGCCGGTACAGACCATGCCGCATTTGTTGAGTTTGGAACCGGAATTGTGGGACAGCAAAGTCCTTATCCTGGGAAACTGCCGGAGGGTGTTTCGTGGCAGTACGCAAGTGGAAAAACTATACATCAGATTTCAGATGGAAGATATGGATGGTTTTATCAGGACGACAATGGCGATTGGTGGTTTACAGAGGGAATGCCAAGCCGACCATTTATGTATCTGACCGCAAATGAGTTGCGTCAGATTGTTACACAGACAGCGAAGGAGGTGTTTGGATAATGGCAGGCAACCAGTGGGTATTTGACCTTGAAACAAACATTTTTTCCAATGTTGTAACGATAGCAAAACCAAAACTCCAGAAGAAATACAAAAGCATGAATTTTGACACTGCATTTACAACGGTTGAAAAGAACCTAGATAAAGACCCTGTTTTCCCGACTATTTACATTCACGAGATGCCGGGGCTTGAACGAGGGGCAGATTTAGAGGGCACATCCGTAAATGCAGTGCAGGAAACAATACAGGTTGACGTTATTACAAACACAAAGCAGAGCGATGCAAAAGGGATCATGGCTATTTTAGCCGATGCCTTTAAGCAGATGCGATTTCAAATTACAGCAATGCCGGAGTTTAAAAACGACAGCGAAAAAAAATTTAGAAGCGTTGCAAGGTTCCGGAGGATAATCGGAGCCAACGACAGATTGATGTAAAAGAGCCGAAAGGCTCTATTTTTTATGCACCGGGCGCAAAGAGATGCGTCTGATAACCGCATTATTTGGCGGTAGAAAGAGAGGAAAAAATGGCAGAAGCAGGATTGTCTACGTTAGGAATTACGTTTGGCTATGGCACAGAAGCGACAGCCGGAACAAAGCCTACATCATTTAAACAACTCACAAGAATTAACTCGATTGGCGGTATTAACATTGAGCCGGAACAGATCGACGCATCCGCTTTAGAGGATGCAATTACCAGATATGTAAAGGGGCGCGCAGATACAGGCGGTTCATTCCCTATCACGGTAAACCTTACAGACGCCACAAAAGAAGAGTGGGAAGCACTTATCACGGCGTACAAAGCGCTTACCGATGGGAAAAGAATGTGGTTTGAAACCATTATTCCAGGATTTGCAGATGCGTTTTTTGTTGTTGCGCAGCCACCGGAGCAGATACCGCAGCCGGAGATTGGTCAGAATGAGCTTTTGACGGTTGAAATGAACCTTACCATTGAGGAATACAAGGGAATGGACACGGCCGTGGCGTTTACACCGGGGGAATAACACGTCAGTCGAATAGTTCGGTTGAATCGGCTGACGATAATCAGACAACCGAATCGGAACTTGAGGAAACAGTGTAAAAGAATAGGGCGGTCTTCGGACTGCCCTTTCCCTATAAAAAGGGAGAAAGGGAAAGAATATGACAAAATTAAAATTTGGAGAGAAAGAATTACAGATTAAGTTTGGATATGAAGCAACCGTGAAAAGCGGAATTATCAAGAAAGTAGCAAAATTAAACCAGATGGAAGATATGGAAGCGGTTGACGAAATCCTTTTATTTCTGCCAGAGTTAATTCTTGTTGGAGCGCAGAAGTTCCATAAAGAAGAGCTTGGCTATAACCCGGACAATGAAGAAGAAAAGGAACAGCAGCTTGGAAAAGTATATGCCATGCTGGATGATTACTTTGACGGAGAAGATGCAGATGTTCAGGAACTTTACAATGCACTTTTAACAGAGTTACTTGAAAACGGTTTTTTATCAAAACTGCTCAAAGCAGAGCAGAAAGAAGCGGAGAAGAAAACTCCGAGGAAAAAGTAGAAGAACAGAGAGAACTTACATGGGGAACATATTGCACGGAAATCCGCCCATTCTGGCTTTTAGTTACAAAGGGGTACGGATTTACTGTGCATGACATAGACACGTCTTGTCCGGCTGATTTAAAGCCATATGCGGATGCTTACAACTTAGATAAAAAGCAAAGAGACAACGATATGTGGATGTGGTTTGGAACATATGGATTGTCAGCGGTATCGGTGGCAGTAGAACATTGCCTTGCCGGTAAAAAAGCTAAATCAAAGTATATAGACAAGCCTATCACAGAGCATAGTTTGTTAAACGATTCTGAAATGACAGAAGAGGAAATTCAGAAACAAAGAGAATTATTTGTGGCAAAACTCAAAATTAAGCAATCAAATTATGAGTTGAGCCACCCAAAGAAAGAAGAGGTGCCACATGAAAATTAAAGGTATTGATGTTTCCGGGTACAATGGAAATATTAACTGGTCAAAAGTAGCAGAGAACGGCGTTGAATTTGCCATTTTGAAAGTAATCAGAAAAGATTTGCAGCCGGACAAGTATTTTGAAGCAAACTGGACAGGAGCAACAGAAGCTGGCGTTCCAGTGCAGGGCGTATATAATTACAGCTACGCAACCAACGCAGAAAAGGCACAGATCGATGCGCAAAGAGTGATCGAAGTTCTTGCCGGAAGAAATGTGATGGTGTGGCTGGATGTAGAGGATAAGTGCCAGCAGAATATTGGCGATAAGATTGTCTCTATTATCAATGAATATCAGAAGATCATTGAAGCCGCAGGGTGCAAATTTGGTGTATACACGGGTCTGTCTTTTTACAACAGCTATATCAAGCCATATCTTGAGCATATTGATTGCCCGTTTTGGGTTGCAAGATACCCGTCCAGTACGCCTATGATGATTACGGCGGACGCACCGGAAGATAAGAAGCCTGATATTCTTCATGAACTTTACGGATGGCAATACAGTTCAAAGGGATTTGTAGCCGGTGTTTCCGGATGCGTCGATCTGAATGAACTGTATGTAGCGGTAGACACGGTAAATGTTATGCCGGAGCCAGAGAACACGCTTCATAAGGTTGGAGAGGAAATCACGGTTTCTTCTTACTACAAATCTTCCACGGCTGGTATTGGAGATGCGATCATCAAGTATGCTTCCGGAACGATTACACGAATCAAAGCGGGTACGCACAATCCATATTGCTTTTCAAAAAATGGAGTTGCAGTAGGTTGGTGCAACGATGGAGATATTCGATCAACGGATGCTTCTGTGCAGTCTACAGATAAAAAGATAACGTATACGGTACGACGCGGAGATACGCTTTCAAAGATCGCAAAAGAAAACAATGTAACGGTTGCAAAATTGCAGAAAGATAACGGGATCAAGAACCCAAACAAAATTTATGTAGGGCAGAAAATTTTGATTCAGTAAAAAATCAAGGACGGTAAGGTGTCACAGCCTACCGTCTTTTTATTATGCGTAGAAAGTTGGTGCGGTCATGGCAGATATTGATGAATTACAGATAAAAATTAAGGCTGATTCTGCAAAAGCGAGTGATTCAATTGATAAACTTGCATCAAGTTTGGATAGTCTTGGGAAAAGTCTATCATTTGATACCAGTAAACTTTCAAACATAGCATCTGGAATTAGAAGCATGTCTGACGCGGCAACAGGGTTTAAAGGCGCAAAATCAAAAGAAATTACATCACTTGCCACAGCATTAAGCAAATTCTCAAATTTAGACACATCATCTTTCTATGGTATATCTGCGGCAATGAAAAATCTTGCGGCAGGAATGAAAGATACAAAAACGATTGATGCAAGTGGAATTATGAATACGGCGGCGGCACTGTCTAAAATGGGCGGAACGTTAGCTACTGTAGGAACAAGCAATCTAGTTAAAATTAAGGATGACCTTGCTTACTTTGTCAAAGGAATGAACAGCGTAGGGGCACTTAACTTTGATACAACAGGTTTGTCGAATCTAATTACAAGCATTAGCAAACTTGGATTGGCGAATTCTACACAGGCAACAGCCAATTTGCCGCAAATATCAGCGCAACTACAGAATTTTGTGCGCCAGATGAATAAAATCGGCGAACTGAAATTTGATATGACAAACATGAGTAGCCTTGTGACGTCCATATCAAGGTTAGGAAGCGTTGCGAGCGGCAGGGCAGTAAACAACATACCTTTGCTTGCAGATAACCTTAAATACCTGTTTGAGACTCTTTCAAAAGCGCCTAACGTAAGCGCAAACATCATCCGGATGACAGAAGCGCTTGCAAATTTGGCAAAAACAGGCGCATCATCAGGTAGAGCAGCAACATCACTCGGAAAAAGTTTGAACATTTTTAGTGGATCTGCGAACAAGGCGAAGAGTAGCAGCTTTAGCCTTGCTGCAGCGTTGGGAAAGCTGTACGCATCATACTGGCTGTTGTTTCGTGCTTTTTCAAAGATCAAGGATGCTATCGACATATCATCTTCTTTGACAGAGGTTGAGAACGTTGTACGTACCACGTTCGGCAATTATGAGAAGCTGATACAGGACTTTTCAAAAACATCCATACAGGATTTTGGCATGTCAGAGTTGACCGCTAAACAGGTGGCAAGCCGATTCCAAGCTATGGGTACAGCCATGGGATTTTCACAAGGAAAGATGGCTGACATGTCGCTACAGCTTACAAAGCTGACTGCAGATATGGCTTCTTTCTACGATATGGAACAGTCTGATGTTGCAAGGAACCTGCAGGCAGTATTTACCGGGGAGACAGAGCCTTTAAGAAAATACGGTCTTGACCTCACACATGCTACTCTTAAAGAGTGGGCTATGAAACAAGGACTAGATGCCGACATTTCGTCTATGACGCAGGCAGAAAAGACCATGCTCCGGTATCAGTATGTTATGGCTAATACAGCCGCGGCGCAAGGAGACTTTGCGAGAACATCAGACACATGGGCAAACCAGGTAAGAATCCTTAAGCAGTCATTTGAACAGCTTGCGGCTATTATCGGTGGCGCACTGATTAACGCTTTTAAACCGTTTGTGCGAACTCTTAATGCAGTCATGCAGAAAGTTATTGCTTTTGCAACGACAGTAACCAATGCGTTAGGATCAATCTTCGGATGGAAATTTGAGATTTCTGCCGGTGGTTTGGCAGATGATTGGTCTGATGCAGCAGGGAGCGCGGCTGATATAGCAGACAGCACTGGACAGGCAGCGAAGAACGTTGAAAAGATGAATAAGGGCTTAAGAGCCTTTGACGAATTGAATCTGATTACCACTCCGGATAATTCAAGCGGATCTGGTTCTGGTGGTTCCGGCGGTGGTGGTGCATCCGGCGGTGGTGCGTCCGGTGGGCTGGTACAGGTAGATACCATTTTCAAGGACTATGAAAGTCAGATCAGAAGTTTGCGGGAACTTGGGGCATATATCAGCGATGCGTTATCAGATGCCATGGAATCTATTGACTGGGATAGAATTTATTCCAAGGCAAGAAACTTTGGAAAAGGGCTGGCAGATTTCCTTAATGGGCTTATTACACCAAGATTGTTCGGAGATGTCGGCATGACGATTGCAAGTGCGCTTAACACAGCAATTTATGCAGCCTTGTCATTTGGAGAAGAATTTGACTGGACAAATCTGGGAGATTCCATTGCCGCAGGAGTGAATCGCTTCTTTGAAACGTTTGATTTTTCGGCACTTGGTAGAACGATCAATACATGGGTTCACGGAATATATGACACTATTACAACAGCAATTGGAAATATCAAGTGGTCAGAAGTATGGGATGGTGTAACGGATTTTTTGAGTGAAATTGATCTTGAGACAATATCTCTTATTATTGGAGCATTTGCACTTAAGTATGCAGGGAAATTTCTTACAGGTAAAATTCTTAAGGAAACGATAGAAAAACGGATTAGTGAGAAGTTTGTGGCGGCGTTTGGACAAGAGTCAGTAAAGTCAATTCTTTCTTATATAGTCCCAATTTCACTTTCCGTTGCAGTTGGGGCGTTAACTTTTACTATTGGAAAAGACAGTATAAAAAAAGATGCAGAAAATCTAGTAAAAGCATATAAGGATGGTGGATTTTTACAATATTTGCAAGAAAGCTTAAAGCAGCTTATAAATCCGTTTGAGTGGATAAATGCATATGGTGGGGGCATTTTGAGTCAAAAAGGAATACTTGATCGTTATTCAGACGGAGTTGACTTAAACATTAAGATGCCGAAAAAAGAAGATTATGCATCTTTAGATGAATACCAAAAGGCACTAAACGATTTTAACAATAATGTACCAGACAGCCTAAAAGTTCCAAGTAGCTTTGATTTAAAAGCATGGATAGATGAGTGGAAACAAATAAATGGTTTAGATAATGTGGACTTAAGAGCAGAAGTTGTTCTTCCAAACTTGAGAGAAAAAATATCTGGGTTTAAAGACGACGTAAAAGAATGGTGGGGATTAGATGTTGAACTACCCGTTCGCAATAAATTAACAACAACTTTAGAGGATGTTTCTTCATGGTGGGAAGATGTAAAGGAATATTGGGGAGAAAAAAAGCTCTCAATACAGACAGAAATAGGAGAAATAAAAGGTAAAATAGAAGAAAAGTGGAATGAAGCATCTGAATACATTCAAGAAAATATTTTGCCTTGGTTTACTAAAGATCATTGGCTTGAAATAGGAAACGGAATAAAAGAAGGTCTTTCGACTAAATGGGAGGAATTCTCTACATGGTGGAGTGACACAGGTATAGCCGTTTGGTGGAACGAGAAAGTTTCTCCATGGTTTACAGTAAATACATGGAAAAATCTTGGAGAAAGCATAAGAAAAGGTCTATCTAAAAAGTGGGAGGAATTTACTGGATGGTGGGAAAACACAGGATTCTATAAGTGGTGGAATCAAGATGTTGCTCCAAAGTTTACAACAGACAAGTGGACATTTAGTGGTATTTCAGATGGATTGAAAAATGCATGGAATAATGCTATAGCCGCTGTAAAGCACATATGGAACGGATTTGCAAACTGGATGAACTCAAAGCTTTCTTTTTCGTGGGACGCTGTAAACATTGCTGGAAAGCAGATTGTTGGAGCCGGAAGTATAAATCTTGGAAAGATTCCTACTTTTGCCGCCGGAGGATTCCCAAGCCAGTACAGTATGTTTGTGGCAGGAGAATATGGACGGGCAGAAATGCTGGGAACTGTCGGAGGGAAAACAGCGGTAGCAGGTGGACAGGAAATTACCGGTATTCGAGATGCAGTGTACAGTACGGCGCAACAGGAAATGGAATTGCTAAGAAAGCAAAATCAGTTGCTTCAAGGAATTTTGGAAAAAGAATTTGGGATTACATCCGAGCAGATCGGAAAAAGCGCTCGCAATTATGCAAAAGATTACTTTAACAGAACTGGAAGAGAAGCATATATTTTCTAATGACAAATACCGCCACTTGTGGTAGAATCATTTTATTACAAGTGGCGGGAGGGTAACACATGGCGTTGATTAAATGTCCTGAATGTGGAAAAGAAATTTCAGACAAAGCAGAAATGTGTATCAATTGCGGATTTCCGTTGAAACAACACGAAAACAATGAAATGTCTGCGGGGAAAAGTGAATTTTATAAATCATACGAACAAGAAAACGAAAATGATAGAGGGTGGGAACGCCCAAAAGAGCCAGAGATTACAGGTGTTGGAAAATTATTCTTAAGAAATTCTGTTGAAAGATCTCAAAACACGGGATTTAATGGTATATATAAATATACTTTATTCGGAGAAAAAAAAGAGGTTTACTGTCCAAGATGTGGGAGCGAAAATTGTTCTCATTATACGGAGCAGAAATTTGTACCAGGCAAAACAAAGACAAGATACACTGCAAATCTAAATCCATTTAAACCGTTTACTTTAGTAAATAAAAAGGAAAAGATTTTGAGAAAAGATCAAACATATGAAATAAATAAAATTATATGTAATGATTGTGGCTACACTTTCATATAAATTTGGATTTAATATGTGGAGAATTACGATGGAGAATAGGGAGTCTGAATCAGAACTAAATGAGTGCAAAAAGAAGTTGAATAAAGCACATCAAACGATAGAAGAATTGAAAATTAAGATGACGCAAGATAAAAAGAATTACAAATGGGAAATAAGAGAGTTAAATAAAGAAAAAGATGCATTAAAGGCGCACAATACTGATCTTTTTAATCGGGAGTCAAACGCGCTTATTCGTGCGGACGATTTGGAAAAAGAGAATATTGCATTGAAAAAAGAGAAAAAGAAATTGGAAATAAAAATAGAAAAACTGGAAAAAGAGAACGAAAACTTATTGAAGAAAAAGGATGAATGTACTAGGGATGCAGATTGGGAAAGGCTGGGGAAAGCGGGTATATAAGAGGGAGCGCAGAGATGCGCTTCTTTTTTTGAAAAATATTTCAAAATAGTATTGACTTTCTTTGCACGTACATATATTATTAAGGCATAAAGATTGCACGTGCAATCAAAAAGAGAGGAAGTGATTATGTGTCTCCATTAAAAAAAGGACAGAAACTTACTGATAATCCTAAAAATGTTAGGCTTGATTTGAGACTTACAAAAGCAGAAGCAGAGGATTTGCAATATTGTGCGGATAAGTTAAAAACAAGCAGAACGGATGTTATCAACATGGGGATTAGAAAAGTGAAAGAAGAAATCAACAAAAAATAAAGCGTTCCAACCCTAGACAAGTTAAACGCTTTATTCAACACAGCCACCAAAAGCGGTTGATACATGGATTATACCGCTTTTTGGAATGGTTGTCAAACAGCAAACGAAAGGAAGGTAAAATCTATGAGAAGCATTGAAGAAATTGTAAGAACGATACTTAATAGTGACGCGCTGATGGAGAAAGTGAATCATGTTGTGGAAATCGAGAGGATGAAGTATAACCGTGGTTGGAGTACCGAGACGGACATTGATAATTTTTCTCCGATTGGTTTTCGCAAAGTGGTAACATCAGCCATGAATTTGCTCGGACTGCAGAACGAATCCGATGAGGTTGATATTGCCAGCGAAATTCTTAAGGACATTTTCAGAAATGAAATCATAAAAAAGGATGGAACTTATTTACCGAGCCAAATTGAGCAGTACAGATCGTTGCTTTCTCGGCTTGCAATCCAATGTGATAACGAAAAATTGTTGCGCGGCGTTGTAATATTTATGGCAGATTTGAATGATGAGGACGTAATAGATCACGACGGTATTTACCGCCTTGTAAAGAAAGGCGGTGCAAGATGAAAGAACAGCTGATAACGGAGATCCAGAGCATACAGGACGAAAAATTTTTGCAGTTTATTTTGAACACAATTATTTCATTTAAGCAGAAATGGGGGATTTGCTGATGAACAATATTCAGATTTTTAACAATCCTATTTTAGGGGATTTGAGAACGGTTATAGTAAACGGAAAAGAATACTTTTTTGGAGTAGATATAGCTTCGATGCTTATGTATAAAAGACCAAGAAAGGCGGTTTCGGATAATTGCAAGGGTGTCCTGGTCGAGGATAGCTTTAAAAATAATGGTGGATATGCAGAACCTCTTATTCCGGAAGGAGATATTTACCGATTGATTATTAAAGCTGGTCAACAGGGTAACAGTAAAGAAATAAAAGATAAAGCTGACAAATTGGAAAAATGGATATTTGATGAAGTTTTACCGAGCATCAGAAAGACTGGTACATACATGATGCCGCAAACCACGGACGGGAAGATTGCATTGCTTGCACAGGGGCACACGGAACTGAAAGCAGAGGTTGACGAAATCAAGGCGGATTTGGAAAGCCTTAAGATGGACTTGCCGATACTTCCGGTGGAAGCCGACCGCATTACGGAAGCTGTCAGAAAGAAAGGCGTTTCAATCATGGGCGGCAAACAGTCAAGCGCATACAGCAACCGTGGATTGCGCCAAAAGGTTTACAACAATCTGTATGCCAATCTGAAATACAACTTTGGGGTTCGGTCTTACAAGAGCATCAAGCGTAGCCAGTGTGATAAGGCAGTGCAAGTGATAAATGCTTATCAAACGCCGTATTTTTTGCAGGAACAGATTGACGATGCCAATATGCAGCAGAGGTTGGAATTTGATTGACAGATTTTGGCATATGGTATAGAATACAAAATAATTAAAAATCACGCAGGTAGATTCAAGAAGTTTAGAACGTCCTGCAAGCCTATTAGGAATAGGTGCGGATTCGTGACCGCCAGAGATTGAAGAGATTCAGTCTTTGGTGGTCTTTCTATTTAATAAAAGCCATCAAGGAGGAATGGTATATGTTAGTAGAAATTAAGACAGTAAAAAAAGAAGAGGTAACGGTAGTAACAAGTCTTGATGTGGCGGAAACATTTGGTAAGGAGCATAAGAATGTTCTTGCTGATATAAGAAATATTCAGAATGATATTAGTAACGCTGAATTTTCAGCTCTATTCTATGAAGAGACTTATACAGCATCAAATGGGAAGAAAAATCCTATGTATTACATGAACAGAGACGGTTTTACACTTTTAGTCATGGGGTATACAGGAGAAAAAGCCATGCAGTTTAAACTGGCTTATATCAAGCAGTTTAATGCGATGGAGAAGGCTCTTATTGGTAAAATCAAAGAACGAGAAAAAGGTATTGCCGTTAGGCAGGCTTTAACAAAGGCAATTCAACAGTCTGGAGAAAATGACAGGATGCATGGACACGCATATTCTACTTATACAGATTTGGTTTACAAGGCAGTTTTGGGGAAATCTGCAAAACAGTTGAGAGATGAATACGGAATAGGGAAGCAGGATAATTTAAGAGATTTTCTATCAGAAGAAGAACTTGCAAAAGTGAAATCCGTAGAGATGGTAGTGAGCGGTCTTGTGGATTGTGGCTGGGGATATGATGAAATAAAGTCGTTTATTACGAATAAAGAAAGAAAGCTAATTGCAGCATAAAACGCGGAAGTAATTCACACGCCGGAGAAAATTGTGATTAAAGCGACCAATATCGAAGTAATCACAAAATAGATAAAGAAAAAGAAGTGGCATCTATCAAATTGGTAGGTGCTATTTTTATACCAATTTTACCGACTGTCATTTGAGACAGCCGCAAACCAAAACAGTTAGGTGGTGGAAACATGGCGTACAGCGGATGGTTGTTAAAGATTGGAAATTATACAGTTCCAATGTCTTTTATGAAACCGGAGACATATAGCCCATATGTAAATATGCAGGACTTAGATGATTATACGGACGCTAACGGCTATCTACATAGAAATGCCGTGGAATTAAAGGCGTTAAAAGTTGAGTTTGAAACACGGGCTATGCTTACAAACACGGAATTTAATGCCATTATAAGTAAAATCCGTCAGCAGTTTACTAATGCAACCGGAAGAGCCTGCTATATCACGGCGTACATCCCGGAATATGACGATTATGTAACACAGTACGGCTATATGGTAGATTTTCAACCTACAATATACGGGACGTATGGAGGTCAAATTCACTACAACTCTGTAAGACTGGCATTTATAGGGGGTGTATACGATGGTTAATTACCAATATTCAATCCTGTTTTTAAAGGACAGCGTAGACAAACAGTTAAACATCGTATCTGATGATGGGAAAATCAATATCACAAACACCGAACTGCACCAAGAAAAATTTGAATTGACAGAAAGCTTGTGTTCGGAATCTGAATTAACATTCGGGGCATGTGAAGCCGGGATGATTAAATTCACGGTGTCCAATGTATTCTTGCCAATGAAAGGCAAGTGGTTGACTGCAAAGATGACTCTTGATGGTCACAAAGATAAACCATTCCAAATAGGAAGATACAAGGTTTATTCTGACACACCTACGGCAGATCGGACGTGCCGGGATGTGGTAGCTTACGATGCTTTGTATGATATTTTATCATCTGATGTTACTGATTGGTACAATCAGATACTTCCACAAAAAGATAGCAAGGTAACGCTCAAACAATTCAGAGATAGCTTTTTTAATCATTTTGGAGTGGAACAGGAAGAAGTATCTCTTGTAAATGATGAAATGATTATTGAAAAAACTGTAGAAGTGAAAGCATCAAGTAGCGGAAGTTCAGATACCGCAGAGAAAAGCACGATAGGCGAAGCCATAAGCGGAAAAGAGGTTTTGTTTTGTATACTTGAAATTAACGGTTGTATGGGAAATATCGGACGCGTTGGAAAGTTTCGCTATGTGTACTTAACGCAAGAGATGCAGGGGCTTTATCCGGCGAATGATCTTTACCCGGCGGATGATCTTTATCCTAGAAATCCAAAGAGCACCAGCATAAGTAAAAGCCAGTACATTTCAGCACAATATGAAGATTATATTGTCAGAACGATTGACAAACTGCAAATTCGTGAAAAAGAGAATGATATAGGAGCAATTGTAGGTGATGGCGGAAACACTTATGTGATCGAGGGAAATTTCCTTGTTTATGGGAAAGGGACAAAGGAATTAAACGAAATTGGAGAAAAAACGTTATCAAAGATAAAAGGAATTATATACAGACCATTTAGTGCTGACTGCAAAGGAAATCCATGCCTTGAGGTCGGAGATGCGGTACGGTTGACTACAAAATATGAACTGATCGAGACTTACATCCTAAAGCGCACGCTGAAAGGCATACAGGCTTTGCGTGATGATCTGGAAGCGGACGGGGAAGAGTACCGGACAAGTAAGGTCAACGGAATACAGCGGAGCATATTGCAGCTGAAAGGCAAGAGCAACACTCTGGAACGCTCAATTGAGGAGACGAAATCGACAATCGTTGACGTGGAAAAGGGTTTGCAGTCACAGATCACACAGACAGCCACAGAAATCCGGTCAGAAGTAAAGAATACCACTGACGGGTTATCATCGCGGATAACCCAGACAGCGGAGAGCATCACAGCGGAGGTCAACCGGGCAACAAATGCAGAGGAAACATTGTCTTCAAAGATAACCCAGACAGCGGAGAGCATCACAGCGGAGGTCAACCGGGCAACAAATGCAGAGGAAACATTGTCTTCAAAGATAACCCAGACAGCAGAAAGCATTACTGCAGAGGTAAACCGGGCGACAAATAAAGAGGGAGAACTTGCGGCTGCAATCCAGATAAACGCCGAGGGGATAACGTCAAAAGTGTCACGCGACAGTGTAGTATCGGAGATCAATCAGTCTGCGGAGGGTATAAAGATCCGCGCTGATCTTTTGGAACTCAAGGGTTCTATGGAGATGACCGGCGGATATGTGCATATTGAAGCGGCAGAGAGCACAGACAACTTGATCGAACTTAAACGATACGGAACTCTAGTTCAGATAGGAACTGATGGATTGAAGTCAGTAGCAGATACGAGGGAACTCACAGCCAGCTATTCGGCAGTATCAGTGCGTGATACATCAGCCAATACGATTGCACAGATGTTGTCGACCGGAAAAGGAATCTCATCCTACGGGTGGGAATCTTATTCGGACAAGCGCCTAAAACACGGTATAGAATCTCTTGATCGGGAAAAAAGCGCAGCGCTTATACAGTCTCTGCGTCCGTGCCGCTTTATTTATAACTATGACGCCGCGGAACATTACCGGCATGGTCTGATTGCACAGGAGGTACTGACTGCGATTGGAGATGAAGACTGGGCGATCTGCTCCGAGAATCCAGATCCGGATGGCAATACCTATTATGCGCTTGACAAAACGGAACTGATCGCTGATCTGATCGCTGCAGTACAGTTACAGCAAGAGGCACTAGAAGAATTAAAAAAGAAAGTAGAATGAGAAAATGGTCAATGCAAAAATTCGTGAGTTTGAGAATGACATTATCAATTTTATCAATGCAAGTGTTGATATTCCGATTGAGGTTAAGCATCTGGTACTTAAGGATATTTTGCACCAGGTAGAAGCGGAAGCAAACCGGCACGTTATCGCCGAGCGGGAGCAGATGCAGGAAAATCTTAAAAAGGAGAGTGAGGATCATGAATAAAGTATATAAACGTATCAACTGGGAGAATTACCCGAGCGATGCTACGCCTTTGAATGAAGCAAATCTCAACAATCTGGACAGTGCCACAGATACCATTGACGACCGTGTGATTACGCTTGACACAACCAAGGCAACAAAAACAGAGGTTGCTACACTTGTATCAGATGTGACATTTGAGGAATCTACCGGAATTATTACTATTACGAAGAAAAATGGATCTAGGGTTACCATTGACACACAGATGGAGAAAATTGCTGTCAACTTCGATTATGACCAGACTACACAGCAGATTATTTTGACTCTGATCGATGGTACGAAGCAGTACATAGACCTGTCGGCACTGATTACACAGTATGAGTTCCTTGATTCGGATACGGTAGCTTTTTACATTGATAAAAAGGGAAAAGTGTCTGCCATCGTTAAAGAGGGAAGTATCGAGGAAAAGCATTTAGAGCCTAATTATCTTGCGAAAATCAAAGTGGAAGTGGCAAAAGCGGAGTCCAGTATGAAAAATGCTGCAATGTCTGAAATAAACGCCAAAGCAAGTGAGGATGCCGCAAAAGCCAGTGAAACAGCGGCAAAAACATCCGAAACCAATGCCAAAGCGTCAGAGACAGCAGCGGCGAAGTCAGCCACGGCGGCAGCAACATCCGAGACTAACGCAAAAGCCAGTGAGACATCCGCCAGTCAGTATGCAGCCACAGCCACAAGTGAAGCGGCATCTGCCAGTCAGTCAGCCAGTACCGCCACAGATAAAGCCACAATCGCAACACAGAAAGCAACAGAAATTATCGGCAAAGCAGAATCTGCAGCAGATAGTGCAACCAAAGCACAGAGTTATGCCGTTGGCGGTACTGGCAGCCGGGAGGGAGAGGACTCTGATAATGCTAAATATTATTATCAGCAGGCAAAAGACGTATCAGAGGGACTAAAAGGTGGATTGCAGCCGCATGGCACGGTGGCTTTTGCAGATCTTCCGGCGCTTCCGGATGTCAATGCAGGATGGATGTACAATATTTCGGATGAATTTACGACCACGGACGATTTTAAAGAGGGCTCCGGCAATGCAGTTCCCGCCGGCGCGAATATCTACAAAACGTCAGACGGAAAGTGGGATGTTCTGGCCGGTACCCCGGTGACGGGGGTCAAGGGTGCAAAAGAAACATCCTATCGGCGAGGAAATGTCAATCTCACCCCAGAAAACATTGGGGCAGTAGCGACAGGTGGAGACACAGCGAGCAATGTCACATCATTTACAAGTAGTGATGTGGCAGATGGATCAGCGCCATCGTGGACAAACGTTGCTACACTGACAAGTGGCGAAACGCATACTTCTCTTTTTGCGAAGGTATCGCAGATGTTTAAAAACGTGCGGTACTTGTATAAGATGTTCGGGACTACCGACATATCCTCTATTGGTGGCGGAACGGTAACGGGGGCTATCTCGTCGCAAAACAAAGCTTTAGCGCAAACTGTATTTTACGTTAATTCAAATAAAGAGCATACACCGGCATCTATAGTGGCCATATCTCGTCCTATAGCTTATACTAACGGAGTAGCAGAACTTGACATATCGAGTTTTAAAATAACACCTATAATAGTGTTGTCTGTCAACGTTTTAGGATCGGAGATTACTCACGGTGCTCTTGCAAAAACGATTAACAATGGGACTGCTCTTCGTTCTGTGCTGAATAACACGGAGTACAATGGCACGCTGATCACAGTTTTTACGGTAATGTGTTCTATGCCAGACGTATAGCCATCATTCTCGCCCATCCAATTTCTACGTTGCTATCAGCTGCATAATGCTTGATCGTTGCGCTGACGGTTGCTGTATCGCTTGTTACATTGATAGTGTAAGTTTGCAAAAAATTAGCCCATATGCCCGTATCTGTATGAGGAGTACACAAATACGCCATTGATCCATATAAATCACCATTACTCTTTTTTAGCCATAAATTGTACGCAAAAGGTGTATGTGCGTTCAATTCGCCGCTTGATACTACTAACCACTTCCCTTTTGCTAATAGTAAAGTGTTTAGCTCGTATTCTATATTAGCGGACAATTTACTGCTAACTAACAGCGTATCGGTTTGTTTATAATTACCTATGTTATTTAACTGTGCTAAAGCTTTGTTTGACGCACGAAATATATGCATGTTAAAATATGACGTAAAAAACGTTATAAGTTTTTCGCAATTTAAACGTTTTTGTTGACCCAAAGTGACAAATCATACGATTTATGTCGAAACTTGCGACCGAAATGATTTGAATAATGCTGGCAAAATTTGTAAAATAAAATTGTCCGATAAGGGCACTTCAAGTTCTGGAGAGGGGGCGATGTTTGGCGATTCATTGCCCCCTCAAATGTTACTGGCAAATAATGGTAATTTTTTTGTATGGGGTTGACTGCAAAGAACGTACGTTCTGTAATGGCATTAACATTATCGGTTGCAGAGATTGGAGGAGAATAAAATGGGGGAAAATGAGTTCAATGAGGAAACAGCGTTTTACAAGGAAAAAATAACTGAAATGGTCGTTAAGTGCGACAACGAGCGATTTTTGAAATTTTTATATAACACAATACTTTCATTCAAAAAAAAGTGGGGCATTTAGTGCCCCTCTTTTTCATGCCAATAGGTTATATTGTCAAATATAGTCTGTCTATGTTCTTTGCTAAGTTTCATTAGCATTTTTAAGTTATCCAGCAATTCACTATCTGACATAAGGTCTGGAAGAATATCTGGTGCGTTTTCTAAATTATCTTCCCAACCCATTAAATAAGATGGAGAAACTTCAAGAACTTTCCCAATAATTTCTATTTTATCACTTGGAATATTAGTAATAATGTTGTTTTCATATTTATATAGTGTTTGCTTTGAAACTTTTATTTTCTCTGCAAGCTCTACTTGTGAAATACCTAAAAGCTCTCTCTGCTTTTTTATCCTATCTCCGATTGTCATTTGAGTTTTCCTCCTTTCCTATTGGTAACTTTATTATAACACAAAAAAGTTACTCGTCAAGAAAAAAATAACTTGACAAGTTACCAAAATGGAATATAATAAAAGTAACTTCAAAAGTTACGAAGTTAGAAAGGAGTAGTCAGATGGTTGATACAAACAAACTTCGCGGCGTTATTGCTGAAAATGGCAAAACACAGGCTGATGTTGCGGAAATGATTGGAGTTACGCCAAAAACATTTTATATGAGAATGAGTAAGGGCGTTTTTGGAAGCGACGAAATTCAGGTTATGATTGATAACCTTCACATCCAAAATCCAATGGATATTTTTTTTGCAAAGAAAGTAACTTAAAAAGTTACTAGAAAGGAGATGTAAAAACATTGGAAAAATCAAGATATTCTGTTTTGGATTCATCTGGAAAAGCAACGATTGTTGAGCGTAAAGACGGAAGATATATTGACATTGAAGAAATGGCGCAGCATGTCGCATTTAATGTTTTGGATGATTACAGCAAAATTCTTAATGGCGAAAAGAAAATTGATGAGACAAACATTAGATTGTCTATCAATGTTCTCAACGCCGTTGCTCCGTTAGCAAAATATTTTAGAACGGGCTGTGCCTACGGAAAGGATTAGTAGATGCAGATACTTTTGCTAAAGTTGGTTCTTCTTCCGAAATTTCTTCATTGATTTCTTCGCAGTATTGGTCGTACTTGATTTTGAAATCATTGAAAGAACCGTTATATCCACAGATTTTAGCAATAGCGTAGGCAGATACATATTCATCGTTCAAAATTACACCTCCCTTATTTGATGATAAGGGAATTATAACATAGAAAGGAGAAGAATGTTGCATAGCATTGAAGAATTAAAAGATACCCTCTACCAGCAAATCGAAACGCTGGCAGAGGAAAGTAAGAAAACATCAGATACGGAAACAAAAATTCGCATTGCAGGCGAAATCGACCGTATCGCTGAAACGATTATTAGGATTGATGCCGATTGAGTATTGATTCGATGCTAGATATGTTTCTTTCGATAGATTTTAGCTCTGAAAGATTTTTAATGCTTTTTAAATTACTTAATTTATGAACAGCACAACAATCAGAACTGGAAACATACCAAGCACAATCGCGGATGCAATCTCTAAAATCGTTAAGTGGACATTTGTTAATGGTTACCACCTCCTTATGGAGGATTATAACACGGAAAGGAGTTGGATGGAATGGACGAGTTAGTGAAAGTCAATTTTGATACACAGACAGTATCGGCAAGAGATTTATACGATTTATTATCGAAAGAAGACGGAGTTAAAGGTACAGAACGTTTTAGTAAATGGTTTGAAAGATATTCTGGGTATGGATTCGTACAGGGCATAGATTTTTCAACCCCGAACAAAAAAGTACGGGTTCAAATCGAGGGAACCAGAGAGGTTCAGCGAGAGGTAGACGATATTGATATTTCTGTTGATATGGCAAAACAGATTTGTATGTTGCAGAGAACGGAAAAAGGAAAAGAAATTCGCCAGTACCTCATCGACTTGGAAAAGGCGTGGAACACACCAGAGCAGGTATTTGCCAGAGCGTTAAAGATGGCTGATGAGAAAATCAACAGCCTTAAGGAAATCAACACCAGTCTGATTGCTGAAAATCAGAGGATGAAACCGAAAGAAATCTTTGCCGATGCAGTGGCAACAAGTCACACATCAATTCTTATCGGAGACTTGGCAAAGCTGATCTGCCAGAACGGCTATCAGATAGGGCAGAAGCGGTTGTTTGAGTGGTTGCGTGAGAATAACTTCCTTATTAAAAACGGTTCATCAAAGAATATGCCGCAGCAGAGATATGTTGAACAGGGGTTATTCGAGGTAAAGGAAAGCAACGTGCAGAATCCGGATGGATCAGTAAGGATCACTCGGACAACCAAGGTAACCGGTAAAGGTCAGATATACTTCGTCAACAAGTTCTTGGAAAGAGGTTGCGCTGATGAAGAATAGCCTGGCAAACTGGTAGTTTCCAACAAAAATATGGAATTGGAAAGATTAACAGGAGAAATTCATGGATAAACAAACGAATATTGCTTTAAGAAAAACATTAGATCAGATCGGCGCAAGCCATTCGCTCAAAGGATACACATACACAATTAGAGCGATAGAGAAATGTCTGGACGACAGGGATGCGCTTAGATGTGTTATGAAGGAAATTTATGCAAAAATCGCAGAAGAGAACGAAACTACCGTATCCAAAGTAGAAAGAAAGATCCGGAACTTAATAGAGGTCACATGGATAAATGGAAATGTGAATGCGATCAATGAAATTTTTGGTTATACAGTTTCGCCGAAAAAGGGGAAGCCAACCAATTCAGAATTTATTGCGGTAATAACAGATTTTGTGTCCTTGCACGGGCAGGAAATTGAAAGTGATTCTTATAAGTGGCGGGAGTGAAGTGCGTATGAAGAAGTTGGCAAAGGTGATTGAATTTGTAGGCGCGGCGATTTTTTTTCTTTGTATGTGTGCGGATGCAACGGAAAATCCTATTGTAGCGATACCGACTATAATCAGCTTACTTTTATTGTATGCCGGATCAAGAATTGAAGGAGGATGGCAGGATGCGGAAGAGATTGTCGAAGATCATAATTATTATGTTGATGGTGATGACACTGACTATGGTATTAACTACATTACATACGACAGCAACGGAACCGAGCGATACATGGATTTCAAATGAGTATCTTCCTTATATAAAGGAGATTTCAAACGAATATCATATTTGCCCGGAAATGGTAATGGCGATCATCGAGCATGAAAGCAGTGGACAAGCCGATGTGGAGAATGGTGGATGCAAAGGTCTCATGCAAATTTATGAAAAATATCACAGAGACCGGATGGAACGTCTTGGAGTAGAAGATCTTTATGATCCGTATGGGAATATTCTCGTTGGATGCGATTATTTGGCGGAGTTGTTTGAAAAATATGAGGGAGACATGAGCACAGTCCTTATGATCTATAGCGGAAAATCAGATGCGTTGACCAGAACATACGAGAATCGCACTGAATATGCAAAAAGCATAATGAACAGGACGGTTGAACTTGAAAGACTTCATGAAGAAACGGAATCAGACTTTGGAGAGGGTCTATAAACACTACTACATTATAATACGAGGAGAATTTCAAATATGAATAAAGAAACAATGGAAAACAACAAAGTGGAACTGGCAGGCGTGATTATTTCAGAGCCGGAGTTTATGTATGAATCATACGGAGAGAATTTTTACAAAATGTCTCTTGGAGTAAAAAGAAAGAGTGGCGCCGTAGACGAGATCCCATTAACCATTTCAGAAAGACTGTTTGATATGGAGGACAGATATTCAGGAATGGCGGTACGGGTTTCTGGAAGTTATAGATCATTCAACAAACAGGAAGGTACCAGACGCCGGTTGATCTTATCTGTGTTTGTTTGTGACATTGAGGCGATTGACTCAAAAGATGCGAATATTGATAAGAATTGCATTACGATCAATGGATATGTTTGCAAAGAGCCGAATTACAGAAAGACGCCACTTGGTCGCGAGATCACAGACATGCTGATTGCAGTAAACAGAGATTATGGGAAATCTGATTACATTCCGTGCATTGCCTGGGGAAGAAATGCAAGATTTGCAGGCGGACTTAAAATCGGGACCCGTGTTAAGTTGATTGGAAGAATCCAGAGCCGAGAATACGACAAGAAGATTTTTGACACGGAGTTTGAGAAGAAAGTGGCTTATGAGGTTTCCGTAAGCAAATGTGATGTGATTGAGGAGGGGAAAAATGAAAATAACGATTAAGAGTATTCACATCGAGAACTTCAAGGGCATCAATATGCTTGACGTGAATTTCTCTGTGAAAACGAAGATCAGCGGGCAGAATGCCGTAGGAAAGACAACGATCTTTGATGCGTTTACATGGCTGCTTTTCAACAAGAACAGTTCCGGAGAGGAAAAATTCAATGTTCGACCGTTGGATAAGGACGGAAACCGCATTGATAACGTGGAAATCAAGGTGTCTTCCATTCTGGATGTAGATGGAAAGGAAGTTGAACTTTCCAAGACACAGAAACAGAACTGGGTTAAGAAGCGTGGAACCGATACGGCAGTATTGCAGGGGAATGTTAATTCGTTTGAGATTGACGGCTATCCGAAGAGTGAAGCGGATTTCAAGGCTTATGTTTCGGAATTGGCACAGAGCGAGGAAATGTTCAAAATGCTGACTAATCCGCAGTATTTTTCTTCTTTGAAATGGAAAGACCAGAGAGATATTCTGATGAAACTTGTTTCAGAGGTTTCAGATGTAGAGCTGGCACAGACGGACGCAAAGTATGCACCATTGCTTTCGGAATTGGAAAAAGCACCGTCTACGGATGATATTAGAGCAAAATTTTCCAAAGCATTGAACGAGTGGAAGAAGAAGCAGGCAGAGATTCCAGTCCGAATTGACGAAGCCATGAAATCCAAGGTTGACATCGATGTTGCAGAACAGGAACTTGCGAAAACAGACTTGGAAACCAAAATTGCAGATATTGATGCGAAGATCAAAGATTCTGACGGAGTAATGATGGAGTTAGGACGTGAAGAAATGCAGCTGCAGTTTGATATGTCTGGAATTATGCAGACTATGAATCGCGATCTGACAAACAGGAGAAGCGAGATCGAAGCAGAATTACGCGATTTGCAAAACGAGATGAAGCGATTTGCAGATACTATTGCTTTGAAAGAGAGACGGGTTTCAGAAAACGAGACGGTTATTTCCAATGCTTATTCAGAGAGAAAAAGGCTTGGAGAGGAGTACAACACAGAAAAAGCAAAGACTTTTGATGAATTCCCATATCTGTTTGATGAATCCAAGTGGATATTTGATGAAAACAGCACCATTTGCTCATTGTGTGGTCAGAAGTTGCCGGAAGATAAAATAGAGCAGTTAAAGGCTGATTTTGAAAGCAGAAAGAGGAAAGCAAAGGCAGATGCGGAAGAAAAAATGAAATCAGAAAATATCAGATTTGACACAGAAAAGAGAAAAGCACTGAACAGATTGGTTGCTATCGGCACAGAGAGAAAAAATCTTATCACAAAATTAAGGGATGAAAATGCCAAAGCAAAGGAAGAAATAAAATCCTTAAAGGAAAAGGAGCAGGAAGCTATTGCAAAAAAAGAAAAGCTTTGCCAGCAATTATCATCGATTCCGGAAATTGCCGATTATTCGCAGAATGAAGAGTACGTGGATTTGAAAGCAAGGCATGACGAAGTTCTGGAAGAAATTGAAAAGATGAACGCCAATGGAGAGGATGCAGCAGTTGAATCCTTAAAATCTGAAAAAGAAGAGCTTCAGGCGCGTCTTGATGATGTAAATAAAATCATTGCAAAAGCATCTATGAATGTTGAGATTGATGAGCGTATTGGGCAGTTGCAGGAAGAACAGAAAGAAATCGGGCAGAAAGTTGCAGACCAGGAACAGATTCTTTACATGTTGGAAGAGTTTATTCGTTTCAAACTGGATAAGGTTTCTGAAACCATCAACAGTCATTTCAAGACCGTAAATTTCAAACTTTTTGAAATGCAGTTAAATGGCGGCATGAAAGATTGCTGTGAGTGTACTGTAAATGGCGTTCCGTATTCGACTTTGAACAGTGGTCACAGAATTGTAGCAGGACTTGATATTATCCGTTCTCTTAGCGAGTTATACGGTGTGAGCGTACCGATTTTCGTAGATAACGCAGAATCACTGAATGAGTTCAATGTGCCGGATATGGATGCACAGTTAATCCTTTTGAGTGTATCAGCGGACAAGCAGTTGAAAGTGGAGGGTGTTTAAATGGGAGAAGTTATCAAATCTTACAAAGGATTTAACAAAAATATGACTTGTCGTGGCTTTCAGTACGAAGAAGGAAAAGAGTATGAGGAAGAAATCGTAGAAGTTTGCGATCATGGATTTCACGTTTGCGAGTATCCGCTTGATTGCTTGAATTATTATTATCCAAATGAAAGCGTATACCACGAGGTAGAGCAGAGCGGAGAAATCCAGGAACATAATGATGATACTAAGGTAGCATCTACAAAAATTAAGATCGGAGCAGAAATTAGCATTGCGGGTCTTGTTAAAGCTGCAATCGAATATACAGTAAAACGTGTAAAAAAGGACGCTGAAAGCGATGAAAAGCATGGAGCATCCTCGGCAACCGGATACTGTGGAGCATCCTCGGCAACCGGATACAA